TCCTACGGCGATACCGGGTGGGTGCCCTAGTTAAAACCCGTACACACACATGGCACGGTGCCTGCACCCATGCGCGGGCGCACACGTACGTGCGCATACACGCGTGCGCACGTGCATGCGCGCGGGCGCACACACGCGTGCGTGTGCGCGTCTTTTTCTTCTTTCGCGCGAGAAACCGGCAAAATTCTGAGTGTTGCCAGGATTCACAGTCGTGAACGTTCGTTCACAGCTAGATCGGCCTTTTTCTGCGCTGCGTCGTAATGATTTCAAGGATTTAGACGCTGGCACGAAGGTTGAACTCTTGAAAATCGTCTTTGAAACCGCGGCCTTATGGCCGGTACCCATACCAGGAGCACACACCATGCACGCACCCATCACCGACGCACGCACTCAGGCCCACTACGGCAACAAGGCCCTCGCGGTCGCGGCACTGGCCGTGTCCGAGGCTAGCCTCGGCAACGAGGATGCGGCGTGCACGGCTGCATATCGCGCTGGCGTCCTGGTCTACAGCGCAGGCATGCCGGTCGCGCAGCTAGCCGCCGAAGTAGCCGACCTGGCCGCTGATGACCTGCTGTGGGGCCAGGCCGTCGACGGCTGGTACGACGCCGCAGAGCGCCGCGCCTAGCATCCGGGCCCATACCGCCGCAACCGACCGACCCCCCACTCAACAGTAGAACAGGATCCACGCCACCATGTCGAACGTCGCCCTCGCCTGTGCCGCCCTCGAGTCCGCAGCCGTCACCGAGATCCGCACCTGCCTGCTGCGCTGGGAGCGCCTTGCTGCCATCCCAGCGCGCCTGACCACGCCGCTCCTGCAGTGCTCCATCGACTCGGCCATGACGCTGTCGCGCCGGGCCTACGCTCGAGGTGACAGCCGCCGGGGCGACGAGCTGTTCGATGCCGCTGTCGCGGAGGGCGCTCGCCGCGAGGCGCAGATGGCCTGGTCGGGTCGCAGCGCGGTCGCCTGGCAGGCGCTCGCCGAGCGCTTCACGTCGGCGCTGTGGGCCGCTCGGGCCGCCGGCACGCTCTCGCCCGAGGCCTACCGCCACGCCCACGCCCGGCTCGTCGACTGCCGCCACAGGGTCGCGCTGGCCACCCAGCGCGCGGCGGCCGGCTACCCGGCAACTGCCTGAACAACTCCGCCGACCGGACGAACCACCTCATCACAGCCCGACAGGATATTCCATGCGCACCACCGCTCTCGCCATCCTCGCCACCCTCCTTCTCTCGACCCCGGCTGTAGCCGACCGCGACAACGGGGCCAAGCGCAAGGCAAAGGCCGCCGCCAAGGTCGTCAAGGCCCGGGCCAAGGTCGCCGCTGCTGTGGCCGCGTGCCGCCAGGCTGTCATCGACGCCTGCGTCGAGGGCGCGGCCGAGGACGGCTCGACCGACTGCCTGAACACGGCGCTCGTGAAAGAGCTGGCCGCCTGCTATCCGCGCCAGCGGCCCGAGTCCGACGACTAACCGCACGCCGCAGGCGAGGCCGACCTCGCCGGGCCGGTCGAGCTACCGAGCCTTCTCGGTGTCCCGCCCGACCCGCACCTCACCATCCAACCCCGCATCCCAGGAGCTTCACCATGCCCGACGACATCTGCCCAGCCACGAACCCCTACCGCCACATGACGCTCACCGAGGTCATGACAGCCCACGAGGAGCTCCTCGCTCGCTGGCAGCGCGAGGACGCCGAGCGCGCGGCCCGGCGCGCGGCCATCCTCTCCGGCATGGAGGGCAGGTAGCCATGTTCACCGTCATCCTCCGCGCCTACCTCGCGCTCACCACCACCACCTCGGTCGACGTCGCCGACGAGATCGCTCACAGGGCCTGCGAGGTCGCCCTCTACCAGGCCGTGGCACCCGACGTTGCAGACGACGAGACGACGCCAGGCGCCGAGCTCCTTGCCGAGCTTCTCTGCCGCAACGAACCCATGTGGGGCCCGCCCGACGCCGCGACCGAGGAATACCCGCAGCTCGCGTCCGATGTGCGCACGCTGCTCGTCGGCTACGATGCCACGCGAGACGACGACTGCGGGCAGTGGTAGTTATCACCAGGAGCCTCCCATGTACACGCCACCACGCCCCATCCGCAGCACCAACAAGACCTCACCCGCCGGCGATGCGCTGTTCCTCGCGATGACCAGCGCATGCCACGGTAGTAACTGGACGCCAGCGTGCATGTGGTGGGACCGCGTCGCCGCTCGCTACGGCATCGACATCTTCATGTGAGCCGGCCGCGAGGCCCGTTGGGCGCCGCACGGGTGCGGCTCTCACCGGACGTCACGTCCACACCAAGGAGCATCCAATGACCATCCACGTTGCCTCACCGCAGACCATCGCCGACATCGTTCCCGGCCAACGCCAGGCCATCATCACGCGCTCCGTCACCGAACTCGGTGAGCGTGACCCATGGGCGGTTCACGCGTCATGCGCCGCGCGCACTATCACGGTGCCGTGGAACGACGAACTCACGGTCAGAGAGAACCACGCCGCTGCTGGCTTGAGGCTCCACAGAGAGCTCGGCTGGGACCGCCATCATCACCTGGCCATGGGGTCCACGCCCGACGGACTCGGCTACGTGTTCGTCCAGATCGAGCCCACCAAGTAGGAGCATCCAATGACCACCACCAGCCAGAACCTCGTATGCTTCGACTCATGGTCCGACGTCGTCGCGGCAGCAACGCGCGGCGACCGACTCTGGTACGCCGCCCCGCTCGACGCTCGGGCCCGAGAGGTACGCGTCAAGCGCGTGTACAAGAGCGGCAAGCTCCGCATCGACCCCGTGTCCAATGACGCCGATGCGTTCACCGCAGACGCCGGCCACCTCTCTCGCTTCCGGCGTCCGTCCACCCCAAAGCCGGCCCCGGCCCCGGGGCCGGTCCCCGACAGCATCGAGTTCGACGCCGACGAGATCTCTGCAGCATCGGCCTGGCACGGCGGCCAGGGCAGCATGCTCTACGCTATCGCGTCGACCGGCACGCTTTCGCGCGGCACCAACCGACCATGCGCCATCGACGGAGAGCCGATGAACGACCACGAGTGGCTCGCTGATCTCGCAGGTCGGCTCGCGGATGAAGCCGAGATGGCCGCGGCATCAGCCATCGAAAGCATCGTGAGCGTCACCGACGCACACGACCTGGGCTCCATCGCCGATAAGTGCCGCGCGGCGATCGTGCTCCTCATGCCATCGTCCGCTACCTGAACAACCGGCCGCGATGGCCGACCTTCATCGCATACGCCTCGTAGCTCACACAGGCAGAGCGCCCTACACCCGCATGCAAACCGAGTAGCTCCCGGTGCAGTCACAGCATGCGGCGAGGGGAGATCCTGGGTTCGATTCCCGGGCGAGGCACCGACCGACTCACGCACCCAACCCAGGAGAATCCAATGCAAGACGACATCGACGCAGGCATCACGCCCGACATGTGCGACGATATGAACGATGAGGAGCGCGCGGCGATGGCGCGCCTCGACGCGGCAGGTGGACCCATGGTCGGCCTGCAGGCCGACGACGCCTATCAGGTCATCATGTTTCTCTGGAACGCACCCGACTCGGAGATCCCATTCGGCCGCGTGTTCGTCGGCATCACGCAAGACGGACAGACGATGCGCCTGATGCCGCTCGATCACGGCCTGGCACTCACGAGGCGCCGCAAGTGACCCGCCCCATGCCTTCCCCTCGGCCGCCCGCCTCGCTCGCACACAGCGCACGCTGTGAGCTCTCGCTCGCGACGAGCTACGCCACCGCGTTGCACCTCGCCCCCACGAACCGCATGAGCCGAGCCCGCCTCACGATGGCGCTTGACTGCGCGTTCACCGCACACCACTACGCTGCCATGACGGGGGTAGACGCGGTGCAGATCGCCGCACAGCGACTGGTCGACGCCATCTTCGATGCCATGGAACCACCAACCTCGCCGCACGAGCTGTCGCCGCACGAGCTCGCGTGGTTTCGCGGGCCCCACGCGGAGGTCGGATAGGACCGGGGCCGCGTGGCCCATGGGTGCGCCGTCCAATGCCGGACGGCGACCCACCGACCACGCAGCATATCAGGAGCATCCAATGTCTCGTTCTCGCCAGTCTCGCTCTCGCCAGCCTCATCTCGTCCGTACGCCGGCCGCCCCGACATTCCAGCAGACCCACATGGCAGAGTTCCGTCGCTGCATGCGAGATCTCGATCGCAAGGTGGCCGGAGTTCAGTACCGAACTGGCCCGCGCTTCGGCCAACGATTGGCCGAGTTCCGCCGCGCCGCGAGCAACAGCAAAGCCTGAACCACTCACACCAGGAGCATCCAATGACCATCATCCGCACCGCACGCACCATCATTATCGCTGCCCTCGCTATCGCTGCCCTCGCTGCCCTGCTTATCATCGGCCAGACGGTGCGGGGATGAGTCACCGTACGCCGCATCCGATGCTGAGCCTGGGTTCTCGTCTTGGCTCGCATCTACCGCGTCACGTGCACGTGACCTGCAAGGAGCCATCTGGTTTCCGCTGGCTCAAGGCGAACCTTCGCGACACCGCGGAAGTAGCACCCGACGGACGCTTCATCGTGCACGACGAAGCCCGCTGGGCCGAGCTGCTGCGCGCGGCGGAGGGTTCGGAATCGTAGGGCCATTGCGCCCATCGGAGCCACGAGCGCATGTTCGTGGTCCGCCGGACGCAGTCACCAGGAGCATCCAATGTCAAGATTTCAGCACGCCATCCAACTCACACTTTCGTCGGTTCGCGCCGCTGCCGAGGCGTGGGCCGCTGCCGCAGGTCAGGCAGGCGCCTATGCGCCGGCGTACATCGCCAGGCGCCTCATCGCGTCGGTTACCCGCCCGCATACTCCAGCCTACGATCTGCTGTGGGCAGCCGTCGACGGGTGCCGGGATGCGTTGCGCCGTCACCAGCGCGAGGGAAGATCCGATGCCATGCAGCCGCGAGGCTGTGAGGTCGGAGTCGACGGTAGCGGCGTCCGCTCTATCATCTGGGAATCGACCACCCACATTTGCACAATCTGTCATCTCAAGTCGGGCAGCTGGCATGTGATGATCGACAGCGATCGCTTGTCATGGGAGTCGTCGCGTTGCATCGCAGCAGTCATCGGAGCCTGGAAGCTTTCGACGTCGACCGAAGATCGCGAGGCAGTCTGCGACGCAGCTCGCCATGTGTTCCCGCACGCTGTTCCCGTTCTCATGGAAACGCTTGACTCACTCGCTGCAGCGAGCGTGCTCTGCACGCTGCGCAGGGTCGGGGATGACGGTGAGACTCGCTGCGGAGACGTGCTGCACTACGGCAGCGATGCCGACGGTCGCCCGACCGGGATCCCATCGCTCCGCCTGTGCGGTAGGTGTAGCAGCTCGGTCGATGTGCTTGATTCCGACGAGCGCATCATCGGCACGCGCATGCTGCACCCCGATGGGTGCGGCAATCACATCGAATGCGAGGAGAACAGCTTCTGATGCGCGAGCTGCCCTGGCCGGTCGTCCGCTCGCTCGCCGAGGTCTTGCCACGCGCACCGCTCGTCCGGCCCGGCAGCTACGCTCATGTCGGAACCCTGCGTGCTCGTCTATGCATCGAGCCACCACCGGCCCTACCCGATCCGGTGTTCGAGGCCTTGCCTGAGGGGCCGGATCACCTACACGCCGTCGGTAGGCTCGCCATTCTGGCGTGTATCGCTCTGGCGTGTGCCATGATCGGCATGTTCTTCCTCGCTACCTAGGAGTCCCATGTACATCATCGTGCAGAGCAACGGGCGAATCGCCAAGAGCGTCGCGTCAGCAACTGACAACAGACAAGACGTCGTCAACAAGGTTCTCGCCCAGCACCCAGGCGCAGTCGTACGACACGTGTCCGATGACCGAACCGTCATCTGGCCTTCACAAGCCGCGGCAGCGGCCGACTCAGGCAATGGGGAGATGGCGCTGTGCGAGATCCGGCGCCTACCTGACCCGCCGACCGAGACGTAGTTCACCCGGGCCGTGGTGCCCATCGGGCCATCGTCTTCGGCCGATGCCTGACCGACACCGCAACCCAAGGAGCATTCCAGTGATCACCGTCGACACCATGATGAGCTATGGCCCGTGCTGGATATATCCGCGCGATCGCGTACTGGAGCTGTGGGCTGGGCGATCTGCGATTACCGCGCAGCAGATCGCCGACCTCGACATCCCAGCGCAGGATCGGATCTGGGCGCTGTGCGCGTGGCTAGCGCGCCTGAATCTGGCATCGCTGTCAGCATTTGCGCGAGGTCGCGCGGATCGCGCGAGACAGCACGCGGATAAGGCACTGTCCGCCGCCGCCAGAGCCGCCGCCGCCAGAGCCGACGCCGCCAGAGCCGAGAGCAGGCGGGAAGCGATCGCTGACCTCGTTGTGAGGATCGAGCTCCGATGAACGACGAGACCATACCGATCGGCATCGTGTGGGATGCCGCGATGGACGACGTTGACACCGCGCCGATCGCGGCGCCTACGGCCGAGCTCGCATACAAGGAGCTCAAGCACTGCCTCCGCAAGTACGCCCGTCTCTCGGAGGCTCCGCGTCACCTTCGCGACGAGTCGGAGAACATCGGAGAACTCGAGGCTCACCTCAGGTGGGCAGATTCACATGGGGCCGACCGGCTTGTCATCTACTTGAGCGGCAAGCTCGCCGATGAGCTGGCCCGCCAGCGCTGTCTCGCCGCATGGCGCGGTCGTCCGGGCGCTGCATGGAGCGCGCTGGGAGGGCGCATTGTGAGCGCCGTGTCGGATGCTATCGAGGCCGGTGCGCTCGTGCGCGGCTCCGACGAGCATCGCCGGGCGCAAGCCCTGGCGCTCGACTGTGAGCAGCGCGCCGAGATCGCTCGCCTTCGAGGTCTTCGCGGCTGGCCAGCGGTCGCCTAAGATCCCCGCAATATCCCCGCAAGATCCCCACCTACGGGAGATTCCAATGTCCGACGCCGACGACCGATTTTCTCTCATCGAGATGGACCCACTGCCAACGCGTCAGGTGCGCTGCAAGCGCTGCAATGAACCAGGCCCAGTTGACTTCGACATGCTCTGCATGGCATGCCATAGCCCAACCGCCATCCGGGCATCCGGGCGCCAGGCCACGCCTCTGCGGCCAGCGACCGGACATGCCCTATCGCAGCTCACGCGTCCGGCGATCATCGATCAACTCTCCGAGGTCGCCGTAGAGGCCGCCGCAAATGCCAGCGCATCCGGTGCTGGTTCGATCGCTGCCGGCCAGCTTGCCAGCGTTGGCTTCACGGCGCGCGACGGCTATCTGACGGCAATCCGCAACGGGGTTCCGGCGCACACGCACGCCTCGTACGTTGAGACGCTGCGCACGCGCTACGGCATGACCTCTGCCGAGCTCGCCGACCTACCCGGACCCATGTCGACCACGGTGCTACCCGATGGCCCGGGCATCGTCCACACGCCGACTGGGCCGAGCATCTTTGACCGGCCGCGCGGCGAGCGCGCCTTCATCGTCGGCCCGCAAGCCGACGAACGGCGCACGCGACTCGATGCCAGCAGGGAGGCTGAGCTCGTGCGGTCGCGCACGACGCACGATCTGGTTGCGGGGGCTGTCGCGGAAGGTCACCACGCGATCGTCGCGTGGGAGGGCACGAGCGGCACCACGCGCGGTGAGCTCGTCGCTCAGCTGGAAGCGATCGGGCGCGCGGACCTCGCGCCGCAGGCGCCGAGCTCGCACGCGCACGCCGGCGCTGCGATCGCAGTCCTGGCGCGCGGCGGCCTGGTCGTGCGAGCGCAGCGCAAGGGACGCGGCTCAGAGCTCGCATCCGGCGAGCACGCCTGGACGGTCGGCAACGTGCGCCACACGTCGTCGTCGGTCGGTGATGCCTACGGCTCTGTCGTAGTGCGCTTCCGGCTCACCGGCGACGAGCTCACCGCGACCGGCGACGAGCAAATGGCGTCCAGTGTGATCGCCGACTTCAGGGCCCGGATGGCCAGCGAGCTCTTCAAGAGCTCGGATGTCACCGGCTGGCTCGGTCGCGTGCTGCAATGGCGCTTCGACGCGGTCCGCTTCGGTGCCATGGGCTGGCTCGTTCCGGCGGTCCACGTCGCGGAGGCGCGGCGCGTCGTCGGCGCGGTCATGGCATCCGGCTTTGGCGCTGGATGGGTGGACGGCCTGCCGGTCGCCACCACCGATCAGCTCCGCGACGGCATCGTTCGCGGGCTGCGCGACGAGATCGCCGATCTCGTGGTGAGGATCGGCGTCGAGCGCGACGCCGCACGGGCCGCGTACTCGGCATGGATGAACGCCGGCGGGGCTACCCGCCCGCCCGCTCGCGACATCGGCGAGGCGCGCGCCGCAACGCACCTCAAGGCGCTGCGCGCGATCGCGGCGCGCGTTGTCGGCTACGGCCAGATGCTCGGCGAAGAACGCGTCGCAGGGCTACGCGAGCTCGTGCGCGAGGTCATGGCAGGGCTCGAGGGCGTGCTCGGAGAGGACTACAGCGGAATCCGCGAGCGCTTCGCGGGGATCTGGGAGGAGATCGAGATGGATAGACGTAAGAACGGAGGTGTTCTATGAGCACGTACTCCGACAAGGCAGAACGATTGGAGTTGCTGCTGATCGCGATCGCGGAAATGCACGACGACCAGGAGGAGTCGCTCGTAGCGTTGCAATGCGCGTCCATCCGATACGGGCGCCATCTAGGCGTCACGCCGGCGAAGATCGCGCAGGGGTACGACAGCCTTCTGAATAGTCACATGGAACTCCACCCGGATGGAGAGTCCAGCAAGGAGGAGCCGTCATGAAGGCCACCGCAGAGACGATTAGCATCGCCGGAGGACCAACGATCGAGTTCACCTTCAATGGTGACGTCTGCACCGCAGAGCTCGCCGGCGTGAAGCTGCGTGCCGAGCGGGTCGGCGACGAGATCGCCGATCTCATGGTCCATGACGCGACCGGCAGGGTGCTCGCCAGCGTCGAGGTTCGCAAGTTGTGGCACGACGATAGCATCGCCGTCTCGGTGATGAACATCGGCTCAGCTCTGCTGTGGAGTCACGTGCGATGGATCGAGGCGAGTTTGCTCGCCAGCCACGGAGGCGAGTCGTGAAGTTCCTCGGGTTCGCGCTTGCGCTTGCGCTCGGCGGAGCATGCTGGTTCGCGGGATGCGCTGCTCTCGGTGCGGTTCGCGTCCTGTTCTTCGCCTCATGCGGCGTCGTGGTCCTAGTCGCCTACGCGGTGGCCGTGGCGATCGCCACGGGGAGGTGGCCATGGGAGTGAGTCCGATGTACGACTGGATCAACTACCTGCCGCGCTGGCAGGCCGCCAGGCGCGCCTCTCCGCCACCGCCGAGACGTGGCCTGACCTATGCCCAGGCAGCGGCGCTGATCGCGGCTACCATGGATGCGATGGACGATCTGCGGCGCTAGCCCTTCTTGCGCGGATGCCGCGGCGAGCACTTTCGCCGCGTGTTGCTCGCTATGCCTCCGCTGGCCTCTAAATCGGCGAGCACCTTGTCGAAGGCTCCATCCTTGCGCTTCGTCGCGATCTTCGCGCCGGTCGGCGCGTTCTTCGTGACCACCCTGCGGATGGCGTCGAGCGAGGTCTCGACGGAAATAGCCGACATGGCCTCTTCGCGCCCATAGAGCCGCTCGAGGACAACGGCGGCGATGCGCCCGTCGACGGACCTGCGCGTGTCATCGCGCGGCTCGATGACACGCCCATCCGGCAGCACAACGGGCTCGTGCCATCCGAGCTCGCAGATGGCTCCCTTGATGCGCCCGAGCACCTCCTCGATCCGCTCGACCGCGATGTACATCGCCCCCGCCGTGCGCCGCTGGATGGCGCCGGTGTCAAGGATGAGCTCCATCCCTTCGCCGTCGAGGCTCGGCGCCACGCCCACGCCGAGCTGAGTCAGTTGCTCCGGGATCGAGCGGATGAGCGCCATCTTCGCCGGGCAGTGCGCGTAGGCGCCGCAGTAGTCGCAGTGATCGCCCTCGGTAGCCGGTACCGGACGCCCGGCCAACGCATCTGCGGCAAGCTCCTCGCGCTCGCGCATGACGCGCTCGACGTCGGCCTCGAACGAGTCCAGCACCCAACCGTCAACGAGATCACGCACCGTGTGGTGCGTCCCGTCGTCGTGGATGTAGATCAGTTCCAGGACCATGTCGTCGCAGCCGTACGCGTCCCGCACGCAGACGCCGGCGAGCAGCGTCTGTGCGAAAGCCTCCGGGCGTGGGTATACGGTGTGCCCGGTCTTGTAATCACCGGCGTAGCCGCGCGAGCCGCGTTCCCCAGTCGCCACGCCGACGATGTCGATCGTGGCCGCGATCTCATCCTCGGTTGGCGGGTTCGGCAGGCTCGCGTAGTCGCGATGCCCGAGGTTGCGACCGAGCTCGCGCGCCCGCCGTGCCTTGAAGTTCCACGCGAACGCCACCTCAGTGCTGAGGTGGGCGGGCAGGTTGTCCAAGTCGAGCGCCTTGCACAGACCGACGAGGTCTGCCGGCGCCTTGCCGAGCGCGACCTCGAGGCCTTCCGATCGCACGATCTCGAGGAAGGCGTGCACGTCCTTACCGCGGTTGCGGAACGGCTCGGTGCGTGCTTCCTCGCGCTCGTTGCGGTTCCACGGCAGCACCATGCTCGCCGGGCACTTCCACGCCCGATGGAGCTTGCTGCCGGTCGGCCGCATGACCTTCACCCGCCGGCTCCGCCGCGCTCCGGCAGCCGCAGCGCTCCGCTCGTGATCGCTGCCGCACCGCCTCCGGCGTCAAGTAGGCGCCGGATGACCTCGGTCCACGCCGTGACCATGTTCGTGGCGAACGCGATCTTGACGTCGCGGTCGATGCGCTGCTCGAGGTATCGCCGGATCTCGGCGGGCGTGCCGAGCTCCGTGAGCGCCGTCGCGAGGGCCATCATCCGCTGCTCGTTGCCGAACACCGTGAACTTGATGCGCACCTTGCCCGGGTACGCGCCGCCGTTCTCCCCCACGCGGTCGACACCGACCGCGCTCATCTCTGCGTCGCCGCGCAGGACATCGAGCAGCGCCAGCAGGCCCATCATCTGCGCGCGCTGGACGTTCGGGTTGTCGTCGCCCTTCACGATGGCCTCGCAAATGCGATCTGGGCCATCCATTCTCCGATGTCCAGACCATGACCGCCGATGGCTGGAGGCTCGCGTTGCGCGAGCACGGTAATGTCGTAGACGATGAAGTCGTCGTGCGAGCTTGCACGCCCGTGGTCGCGCTCGCGCGCCATGCCGCCTGACACGCGGTTGCCGCACAGCACAATGCCGTCGCATCGTCCGACCACCACGCAGTCGTCGACGAGCCCGGCCTCGCGGAGTTCCGGGCTGTCATCGCCTTCGAGCGACTGCATGGACGCGATCCACGGCGCGATGAACGTGTCCTCCGGGAAGGACGCGCGCAGCCAACCGAGCCAGCGCGTCGCACAGCGGATGTTGTCGCGTCGAATTATCCTCTCCGCTGTCGCCCTGTGGATGTATGCATCGCTGCGCGCTTCGATCTGTGCATCGGTGGCTGCAACCGGATGGGCGACGTACAGCAGGCGCCTAGTCATGGATGTACCTCGATTCGTCGCTCTGCAGCCTACGAAGCGCTGCTCGGCATTGCTCGAGTTCGCGTGTCCGCTGTTCGAGCTCTGCGCCCATCTCGGACACCGCCCTGAGGTAGGAGTCCTTGTTCATGTTCGCGCGGCTGCGCTCCGCTGCCAGCTCTGCGCGCAGCGCGCAGATGCGCTGGGCAGCCAGGCAATACAGCGAGTCGAGCGCGGCGTTGAGGCGCCGCTGCGAGATGATGCGCAAGCGGTCAAGCGCGGTGTCGATGATGTCGCCGATCACTTGTTGTCCTCCATGTGGGCGAGGAGCTCGCCCGTTGCTTCGTGCAGCCAGCGGATTTCGCTGTCGGTGAGCTCGATGTTGGATATCGCACTCACATGGCGAGCGTCTACGCTGTCCGCCCGTTCCTCGAATACATCCTCGTCGGCCAGAATACATCCGCCGACGGAGTCTGAGCGCTCCAGGCGGAGACGGCTCACGCGGCGGTGCGCCCGGGTAACATCGACCCTGCGCAGTATGCTCGCAAACGGCTTCATCGTGACCTCCCAGGAAACAGCGGCTCCCCGGGGCGAGCGCTGTCATCGGACATCGCAGCCTTGATGTCGTCGGGTGATGCCACGCCGCCCATCCAGTCCGTGGCGAGCCGCGTGGCCTCCTCGTTGGACAGCCGGGTGTAGGCAGCTGCAAGGGGAGGGTTGCCGTACTTGGCATCGACCTCTCCGATATGCAAGGTCTCGGCGTCATAGATGAAGTCGTACTCGACACGACGACGGGCATGATCTTCCGAGGAAGCCTCGACGATCATGGCGCCCTGCGCGCGCTGTCCGACCGGCAGCGACTCGTTGGTGATGGCGACCCAGAACCACTTCAAATTCGAAATCACTTGAACTCCCTGGTGATGCGCTCAATGCCCTCGTGAGCCGGCAGCCAGTCAGCGACGAACGCCTCCAGGAACGTCACCAGCGGCATGCCATGGGTGCTGGCCACGGCGGCCAGGCGGCGCATCGTTCGCCTGGTCATCGGACACAGCACTCTTCCGTCGAGAAAATCGCTCACGCTACTTCACCTGGGCGTAGCGCTCGGCGAATGCCTTCTGCATTTCGACGACCTCGGGAGACGCTGGCGTGCCGGCCTTCTTGTCGGCCGCCTTCCATCCCATGATGTCCCTGGCCCACGCTAGCCAGTCGTTCTTGCCGTCGGTGAGCTCCTTCTTCGTCTTGCAGCTCAGACACCACGCCTTGAACCCGGCCATCGAGCGAGGATCTTCTGCCGGGGTATCGTCGTCGAACATGCCGGGCTCATCGACGACGGCACCACCTTGGCTCTCCGACGTCGACTCCGAGGCGGTTGATGCTGGCGACTCCGTATTCGAGGGCGCGGAGGAGCCAGCCGGCATAGGGTCAACGGTCGACTCCTGCGAGGGCTGCGTGTCGCTTGCGGAGGGAGACTCCGACGGCGACGATGCTGTCCCAGGCGTTGCCGCGTGGCCAGCAGAGCCAGCGGCGGACGTAGGGCGCGCTTCACCTGAAGTGCTCGAAGTCGCCGCGGCAGCCGGCGATGACCCAGCGGAGGAGCCGGTAGGGCGCTCACCGCGCGGCGTCCTTGGCGCCCGCTCGGCGTCGGAGTTCTTCCTCGCAGGCGTCGAGGACTGCGTTGCGGCCGTAGATGCGGACGAGGTCGTCGAGGGTGCGCCGGCCGACGCGCTCGTAGGGCGCGCTTCCGCCTCGACCACCGTGGTCTTGACCTGGGCCTGTGGCGGGCGCGGTGCGGCGCCGAACGCCGCTGCCTCCACGCTCTGCTGAGCGAGCACGCGTGTCGCTGCGCCGTCGGTGACGACGTCGAGCCCCGTGGCGAGCGTGCCGTACTCGTCCATCGAGCGCTCGACGAGGTCCGCCTTGTAGAACTCCTCACCCATCTCGACTTGCTTGCCGAGCCGGCGAAGCGCCGACTTGCGCATCATCTGGTCGCGAAAGTCGCCGCGCCACGCCGGCGACGGCGCGCGCTTCTCGGCCGCCTTCTGGACGGCGGCGAGCGCGACCATGTCGAGCCATTCCAGTTCGAGTCCGCCGCGCGGCATCTTGCACCACGCCGCCGACCCGATGATTTCGCCGCCACCGCCAAGCGCTGGCTTGTAGCGCACGAACGCCAACGTCCCCTTGTCGAAGTCGAAGTCGTCGCGCTGGCGGATGACCGCGCTCTGGAAGTCGAGGCCGGCACGGATCGCCTGGTACTTGTAGCCGCGCCAGCCGATCATGAACGTGGCCTGGTTGCCGAACGGGATCAGGTATGCCAGGCCGCGCAGCTTGCCTGGCAGCAGACCAGTGACTGCGCAGGCCATGAGCGCGAGATACACCGATGCAGGCGTACAAGCGCGAAGTTTCTCGTCTGCGTTGAGCTCGTGCTCGACGTACGCCTGCAGCGCATCAGCGCGCGTGCCTGGCGCGCAGAACTTCTCGATGACTCCGCTGTGGTTGTTGATGAAAGACATGTGGTTGCGGACGATCGCAACCACGCCGCCGCCATTCTGGTTCGCGAGCTCGGTCATGTGCCTCCAATGTCCGGTCTGTTGACTCGACCGGGGTACGATGTAATACACTGGTTGGACATGAAGAACAAGGCTTCGCCATGTGCACCCGCGTTTGCTCCGCCTCGCGAGCCCATCGGCCAGGCGGAGGCCTGGTATCTCCGATGTCTCAATCAGTGGATTGCGGATCGCGGCTCACCACCGACGATGCGAGAGATGGCTCGGTGGCTGAACCGTTCGCATAACGCGGTGCACGATGCGATGAAACGCCTCCTTGACAAGGGGTGGGTGAAGGTCGTCAACCCAAATCGCCGCTACAACGGCAATCGCTTCGTACCTACGGACGGGGAGTAAATCTCCAATGGCCGTACTCTCCGCAGTCGAGCCAATCGTGGTAGAGCGCCGGCGCAAATCGTGCGCGCACTGCCACGAGATCGGCCACTACCGCACGACCTGTCCTCGCATCGACGATCCTCCGGTACTCGATGGCCCGGACATCGACGATGCAACCGCGGACTGCATGTCGGACGACATGCTTACCGCGAGCATGATCCTGGATCTCGACCGCCTCAACTCGCAGATCGAGTCATTGGAGTCACGCAGAGACGCCGTTGCGCTCAACATCGCCAAGCGCAGGGGGATCCGATGACCCGCATCGACAAGGAGACCGTCCTGGCTGCGCTGCGAGCCGAGGATGTCGCCGAGCACCTGGGGATCATGCCCAGGTCGGAGCAGCGATGGCGCGGCCGGTGGCTGCGAACGCGGCGCTGCGCGCGCACGGACCACGGCTCCGAGGCGTTCGGCCTGGCCCACGACGGGATGTGGCATTGCTTCGGCTGCGACGAAGGCGGCGATCTCCTGGCGCTGATCGCTGCCGCGGAGAACATCGACATCCGGCAGGACTTCGGCCGCGTGCTCGAGGTCGCCGCGGGGATCGCCGGCGTAGAGCCGGAGGAGGTCGACATGTTCGCCGAGCCCGCAGCGCCGCGCCCAGCGCGCCCGCCGGCGCCAGCGCTGCCATCCGCCGGCCAGCGCGAGCACGAGGCCAGGAAGCGCGCCGCGTGGGTCTGGGACCACATGCAGACCGATTCAATGATTCCGCAGGCATATCTACGATCCCGCGGGCTCAACCCGGATATCATCCTGCAGCGCGAGACCATCCGCGCCACGCCGGTTCGCATGACGAAGCCTGCGGACGACGCCAGCGAGGCCGCGCAGACCATCTGGCGTACGATGGGCCCCCGAGTGAACACGCTGGGCATCGCCGTGGCCGTGCACAGCGTCATCGACGGCGCTCCGGTCGACGTGCGCGTGCGCCGCTGCGAGCCGCGCGACGGACAGCCGAAGATCATCGGCATGGCGGGCGGCCTGGTCTCGTTGCCGGCCGACCGCGGTCGAGCGCGCCGCCTGGTCGGCTGCTACGGCAACCCCTACATCGTCGACTCGGACCTCGTCGTGATCTGCGAGGGCCTCTTCGACTACCTCACGGCCCTGCAGGTTTGGCCCAACGCGCACGTGCTCGGCGGCGTCGAGGCCGGCACGGTCTCCCTGGTCGCCGGCCATGCCGCGCGCGAGCTGGCGGCTCGCGGGTTCGGTCGGATGATCATCGTCGAGCAGAACGATCCGCCGCGCGTGCGGAAGGATGGTACGACGATCCCGGGCGCGGCGGACGCCAGCATCAACGAGGACCCCAATAGCGCCACCAAGGTCGCGGTGCGTCACCTCGGGCCGGGCCGGGTCGGCTGGTTGTTCTGCGAGCCGTACAAGGACCTCAATGACATGTTCGTCGCCGGCGTCGAGCCGGCCGCCAGGGTGGTGTGGTGGGCCGACGTGGGGAACCAGCAGGAGAGCATGTGATCGACGGCGCGGATGATGATGACGACGGCGCGCCACCGCCTGCGAGCATCATCCCGTTCCCGAAGTTACGCCCGAACGACCGCCTCCGTATCCGATGGCTAGCTGAGGTCAAGCGCGCCAACGAACAGAAACAGAAGCGCTATCAGATGATCTCGCCGCTCGACGCGGTGCCGTCGCTGATGCGGAAGCGCGAAATGCAGCCGATGTGCTGGCCGGCGGAGTGGCCGGAGTTCGCGCGTCGCTGTCGGCACTACGTCGGCGAGGGGTTGTCGATCACCGCCGCCATCGGCGCCGGCAAGACGAGCTTCGCGGTGCAGCTGGCGAACGCGAATGCCGCGGCCGGGTTTCCTGTGATCTGGGCACCACTCGAGCTCGACCCGGAGCAGCTAGATCTACGCCTCGTCGCCAACCTGCACGGCGCACCAATGACGGAGGTGCGTGAGCAATGGTCCGAGGAGAACATCCGCCACACGCTAGCCGCGGTTGACGACATGTGGCACTTCGTCGATGTCTTCGATGATCCCGACGCGCAATTCGCCGCGATCGAAGACGCGATCGAGATCGCCTGGAAGGTCTACCAGATGCCACCCGTGGTCATCGTCGACCACATGGGCGAGCTCATCGCCGAAGAGAAGGACGCCACGGCCGCTTTGCGGCGCTGGTCGTTCCGATTCAGGAAGCTGTGGCTGCGCACGAACTCGTTCGGGGTCCTGCTGAACCAGGTCAGCAAGTCGAACCAGGGTGCGACCACGGGCAAGGTCGACTTCGACAGCGCGGCGGATGCGCTCGGCATCGAGATCGGCTCACAGGCCGTGGCAAGCGCGGTGACCAACGCGCTGGTCCTCGTCGCATACAAGACCGACGACAGCCCGGCGCTCGACGGGCAATGCTTGATCGCGAAGGCGCGCAACACAGGGCTCGAGGGCCGCATCGGACTCCGCTTCCGCAAGAGCGGCGGCCGCTGGACTGAGCTTGACTACTTGCCTGCGACGCCGACGCAGATCAAGGCAGAGGTCGACAAGGCCGCGCGGGACAAGCACCGAAGCGGGCCACCGCCGTCGCAGCAGCAGGCGAGGCAAGAGCTCAACGCGTCACGTGAGGGGGACGCTGCCGTGTCGAGACGGCACTACATCCTCCAGGCGATCACGCGGCACGGCGCGCTCGGCATGGAGCTCGCTGACATCCGGAGGGTGCACGGCGTCGGCAAGGGGGCCGCGCTCCTGCAAGCGCTGCAGGAGCTCGAACGGGCCGGTGCGCTGGAGCGATACCAGGGCCGCTGGCGGATCATCGCCAGGTAGAAATACGAACGGCGCACCCATCGCCACGGGTGCGCCGTCCGGCGGCACCAACACGGTGCCGCGAAGCCTAAGCTGATGGTCAGACGGTCGGCGCGGTCGGCGTGTTCGCCGTCACCGCCGCCGCGAGCGCGGTTGCGCTGGCGTCCAGCCTACCGGCGAGCGCGTTGATCGCGTCCTGGGTCGGCTGCAGGTTGCGGACCATCTCGGCCAGCTGCTGGATCAGGGTGACCGCGCTCTGATCGACGGTCTCGATCGTGGTGACCTTCTGCGTGATGTCGTCGAGAGAGAGTGCCATGTCTAATTGCTCCGATAGTTGAGCGCGTTCCAGGGTGGTGAGCGTGGCGAGTTTCGCCTCGACACGTTGGAGCGCGCGCTCGATACGATCCAGCTGTGTCTCCGCCATGGGACCTGGTTACTTGTGCATGGAGTTCAGCGCAAGGTCAACCTCCCATCGGGAGCCTAATCTCGCGGTCCGCGCGTCACATTCCAGTCGCGCCAGCGAGTTTCCCGCTGTAGGCGTTGGTTGTCCTCCTGGAGCTGCCGCTTCTTCTCGGCGTTCTCGAACCAGGTGCTGATGGTCGCGTTCGGCGGGATGCAGGTTGCCATCCCGGCAGAATAGCGGCCTTCCACTGCGGCAGGTGGACCTCTTCGCCACCTTGGCCATCGATCGTCGAGCGCGGAATGGTGTGGCGCTGGACGTGGAACCGCAGCGAGCGGCCAAGAAGATCACCGGGCGGGTGGTGGCGTCTCGCAGGAGAACGAGACATGTGCCGCTTGCGCGTGCGTGCCACCACCCGCCCATCCATGCCGACTCCGCAGGAATGAAGCTAGCCCCTGCCGGTCAACGTGTCAACCGGCAACCCGATGCGCAGCGCGCATAGCCAGCACAGCCAGTGCCCACGCGGAACCTCCATGCATAGCGTCATCGGGCATCCGATTGTGCTGCACGACCGCGACGGCACCCATCGGATCTTAGGCATCGCACCACACCAGCCGAGGCGCGTATCCGGCGGCCTCGGCGAACGCCATGGTCGGGAACGGCCCACGATCGAACATGAGATGCGTCGCCTTGGAGTAGTTGTTCTCCTTGAGGTACTTCTCGAGTAGCTCCTTGGCTCGCGCGGTCTCCTCTGCGTTGGCGCGCTGAACGAACTCCATTGGAGTCTCGAGTCGAGAGTAGGCTCGCTGTTCTCGGCGAGAGCTCATTTGCTTTCCTTTGTGGACCATGGCCGGTAGGTGGAGTCTCCTCTAACGTACAGCGTGTGGCGCGGCGAGCCGTTCTGGTTGACGCCGACGCATTGCCATTCGACTCCGATCTCAGCGGCGATACGGACGAGTTGTAAGGCTCGCGTCTGCTTGACGTGGTTTCCCCAGCACGCCAGGGCGATACCACCGTCACGCTTCATCTGCGTAAGCGCACAGCGGATCGCATCATCGTTGTGCTCGCCGACGATGTTGCGCCCGGCCTTCTCGGCGCGCCACATCGCATATGGGTCCGTGTCGCGCCACGCGTACGCGTTGACCTTCACCAGCCACGCCATGCCCCAGTCCTGCGCGAATCCGATGTCACGACGAACTGTCGGATCGGTTTGGAAAGCATTGGCGGTGGACGGGTTGAGGCCACATGCCACAAGGCGTCGGATCCCTCTGCAGTCCGGAACCGGCCAGGTCAACGTATAGCGATGCAGGTCGTCGCGACTGAACAACGCGGTAGCGCCGGTCGGTCCCGTGTCGAGCCTCAAGCGTACACTTCCGGATCTGGCACGAACACCGGGTTGGACCATCCGCTCTCCATGGTGTCGCTATGGCCATGTATGGCTGACCAGTGTCTCGTCTCGGTCTCGGTGCGATACAGCCATCCGCCCGGAACCCGGAAGCGTTCAACTCCGCCCCTGACGCCATCGGCGGTGGCAACGATCTCCCATTGCATGCCGATCATCGGTTGTCGCCTTCACCCTTGATGACATCGCGCTTCTGCCGGTCGGCGAGCTTCGCGATGTTCTCGGCCATGACCTCGGCAAGCGTGTAGTCGAGCTCGTGAGCAAGTGCATGCACGCAGCTCACGAGGCCATCGAGATGCCATCTGCCCTCATCGGCCAGATTCCACTCAGATGGTTCATCCCATTTCTCGCAAACCAGCTCAGTGAACTGAGCGGCCAAGCGACACATCTTCATCGCACCACGGACCATGCGAATCACGCGATCGCCGACAGGAAGATGCGCAGGCGCGGATGAGCTCGGAGTGCATCCGATGTGGTATGCGGCTACGACCGCGTACCACATGATGTCGCCGAGCTCGCGCATGAGGCCCAAGCCATCCAGATCGGTCTTGTTGCGCCACGCCTTCTTGACCTTGTCGGCGAACTCTCCGCATTCCCCGAGCAACCCGAGCGCTGGGTAGATGGGGAGGTCGACGCCTTCGACGCTCGGATACTGCGCCGTGGAGAGCGCCTTCTGCTGGTATTCCTCGAATTTCATGCTTCCTCCGTGGTGACGGTCCAGTCGTGCACGCGCAGGCAGGCGTCGTACTCGACGAGCGCTCGCACGCAGAGCGCGTACACGAGCCCATCGAACACTGATGCCTCCGGCTTGGGCGGCGACCAGATGTTGAGCGCCGATCGCAGCCATCCCGCACCTTCGTCAAGCAACCGACGATCTCCTCCGGGCCGACCCATGGCGTACCCGTGGAGCGCTTCGGCGATGGTCAGGATGGAGCGAGAGAAGTCGCGACGCATGTGGCCCACGATGCCATCGCCGGATCCAATGTGCAATACATTCTTGACCTGGCAACGCTGGCAAGCCACGATGCAGCATGCCGAAGCGCAGCACATCATCGGAGTCAGCAAGGAGACGAGACGCAAAGGTCATAAACTTTCGCGTCGACGACGTAGAGCACGAGCGCCTGGTCAGGGCCTCGCAGGTAATGGGGGCACGTACCGGGCTCAAGCCGAGCGTGAGCGCCATCGCCAAGGCTGGCGCTCTCGCGTTCCTGGCGTATCGCGACGCCATCGAAGCGATCCGTCTTCTTGTTGCCGATGGATCGCTGGACCACGAGGAGCTTGAACGGCGCATCGCCATTCAGCTCGAGGTGCTGCCCTGATGCGCCGCGAGACCATCAGCCACAAGCTTCGACGGCCAACGCCGGAAACCGTTGATGATCACGATCGCCCGCGAACACGGGCGGAATGCCGGGGCGGGATCCGCCCGTGCCCATACGTCGGGTGCAAGTGGAACCTGTACTTGGACGTCAAGAGGAACGGATCGATCCAACTCAACTTCGCCGACCTCGAGCCCGATCAGATGGGCGAAAGCTGCTGCCTCGACGTCGCCGACCGCGGCGGCGCATCGGTTATCGAAGTCGGGCGCGTCATCAACGTGACGCGCCACCGCATCATGCAGATCGAGCGCGAAGCTCGCGACTCGATGCCGGCAAGCTTCGCGCTCGCGCTCAGCCAGCGATCAGCGCGTTGAGCCCGCCCGGCAGCACGAACGCCGAGCAGTCGAGATCGCCGATGCCAGGCGCCGACGTCGGGTAGAGCTCACCAGCAGGCGTTCGTAACGCGCTCTGCACCTGACCGCTTCCGGTGATGCCTGCGTACTGCCACATCATCAGGCTGTCGCCGTCCCATCCCATGCGCTCGTAGACCGAGCGCGACAGGTAGGCGGAGTAGCGCGCCATCCACAGATACCGGCACCCCATGCGTTCGCGGATGCCGAGCTCACGTAGGTAGCTGCCGCCGTAGAGCACCGTGTAGTGCCCGGTTCGCGCCGCGATCGCTTCGCTGAACTTGGACACCGAGTCGATGGCCTGCGCGGCGCTGATCGAGGCGCGCTGACCGGCGCGCTCGACGTCGACGGCGATGATATCCGATGGCGCGAATCCGCCGGCGCGCTCGATGACGCCGATGAAATAGCTGGCCTGCAGGATGGGATCGATCGCCAGGTCGAGGTAGTGGTACGCGCCTCGCAGCCAATCGTGCGGCCGATTGGCGTGGCGACCGACATCCCGGATCTGGCGCCAGTTCGACTGGAACCACGCGCCTCCGCTGTAGTACCGGCCCTGCGTGGCTTTGATGATGGCGCCGTGCCACGGCGGCCCAGCCGCGCACAGCTTCTCCCAGTGCAGGTGCACCCGCTCGTCGTCTCCCTCGTAGGCATCGACGATGATGGGGTCGAACGGTTGCGGAGGCGTTCCCGCCGCGCAGCCGTCGCCGCTCATCCGACCCCCGTGTGGCATCCGCCGGCCCCGGTCATCGTGCAGCCGACGCGAGAGCCCAGGTTGGCGTCAAGCTGCGAGCCGTCGAGCCGCCACAGCACGCGCACGACGTCGAAGCGCAGGCGTAGCTCGGTTCGATCCCGCTTCATCTCTGACTCCGTCCCTCGAACACGACCGTTTCGGGCGACACCTGCACGCGCATCGGAGATCCGGCGGCCACCGCGGCGGCATCGACGCCGGGGATGTGCGCCTTGAGCCACTCCCATACTCCGGCCGCGGTGGCCGCCGACGACAGCGAGGTCAACGCGAGCGAGATCGAGATGTGCGCGCCGGCTGCGAGCGCCACGCCTATCGTCGCTGCCAGCGCGGTCACGAAGCCGAGCACGAGGCCGCCGAGCGGCTTACGGAACCAGCTCACACGCCCGACCACCCACCGCCGCATGACGTAGACAACGCCTACGAGAGCGAGGCCGAACGCCACCGACCACTCCTTCGTGGTCATCGCCGTGTAGAGCGCGCGCAGCCATGCCGCGGCATCGGATGCCGGGTCAGGGATGTCCGGCGACGCCAGCGCGTGCAGCGGGCTCAGCATGAGGAACGCCAGAAGGAGCAGGAACGGGAGCAGGGTTTTCTTCATCGCCCTGATCCTGACACGCCATGCGCTCGGCGTATACCGTCACCAGCGCGCCCAGCAGCTCCCCTAGGAGAATCGCGTCATTGGATCCGAAGCAGAGCGCGCCGTCGCCAAACGCGGCGCCGCAGATGCCCGGATCAGCCGGCCTTGGGCGCTGTGGCAGGGCCGGCGGGCGAGATGCCGGGCACGGCGGGGAGCGGACCACGACCGGAACCGGCTGCAAGACCTTGACCTCCCGTGTCCTGGTACAGCCGGTCGAGAGCGTTGTCGACGAGAACAGGGCCCACAGGCAGGCCAGCTTTCTTGATGGCATCGACCAGAGCCTGCCGCGCGGCGCGCTCCGTGGCGAGCTCACGCTCCATGGACACGGCGCGCTCGAGGGCGATCTTGCTGCGCGCCTCCGCGGCTACGCGGCCGGCGTTGGCTTCCGATGTTGCATCCTTCTCGGCGGCAATGGCCACCGCGGCCTTCGTGAGCTCGGTCTGGGTCTCGATGGCCTGCCCTCTGGCGCGCCATGCGGCGAACCAGCCGGCGACGCCAAGCGCTCCGGTGACCAGCAAGGCAATGACTTGGAAAATGTTCATCCGTCGACCCTAACACCTGTCCAGGAGGGCAGCCACCAGCGGGATGAGCGCTGTTAGCGCGCCGAGCAACTTCAGGGCTATGCGCTTCCGCAGCTGCCCGGCCTTGCGTGTATCGAGGGCAGCAGAAGTGCGCGCGATCGTAGAGTTTGCTGCGTTCTCGTAGGCCTTCACCAGGATGCGGCCCTGGCCGTCGAGCTGAGCTGCCAGGGCCCGCACGTCGCTTACAACATCTTCGAGTCGATCCACCTTGTCGTAGAGCTGGCCGACCTCGGCCTTGAGTTCCTCGAAGTCGGCCTCAAGCTCGGCCTGCGCCGCGCGCCGGATGGCCTTGGACATCGCATCTTCTTCCGGCATTTGCTACCACGATGCCGGAATACCCACGGGCGGTCACCGAGAAAATTTTGGCTCTACGAATCCGAAGTATACGTCGACATTGGCCGTCACCATGGCCATCAGAGCTCCGCCGCCAAGCGTAAGCGGTGAGAATGCCGTGATTGTGCGATTTACCCATGATGCCGGGGCCGAATCGACATGCAGAGTTCCCAGGCTGATCGATGAGCCTGTGTTCATCGATGCCAGCCACCTTAGCTCGATGTCGATATCACCCACATCCGTGGGATCTCCATTGCCATAGAGCATCATCGAGAACCCGGACACCGTGACCCCTCGCTTGAACGGAATACCGAGCTTAACCGTGCCGAGCGACGTGAACTTCTTGCACGGAAATGCGGATCCAGATATCGGATTCGTGGCCTCGACTATCAGTGAGCTGCCACCGATCACAGTCGGCCACATGGAGCTAACTCGCTCCTGCTGAGAGTTGTTGACGATGCAGTCCTGGATTTCATTGACCAGGTTTGACGGGATCGGATCCCCGTCCGACAGGGTGATGGTTCGTGAGTTTGGTAGATTTCCCATGGCCTATGGTACTCCGCACGGACCCAGATCGCAGCCATCCAGGCCGGCGCGCATCGCACGCGATGTAATGATCGCGGCGTGCGTGTAGCCGTGCTTGATGGCGCGGATAACCGAACGCGCCCCGTCGATATCAGGGTCGCCGCCTAGGCTGTCGTCGCGCAGGACGTAGGCGTTGAACGGACGGGTGCCGAACGGAGTGCGGAGCTTGAAGTTGTCGAAGTCGGCGTTGAATGCTGCCGCCGCCGCCGTGGTGCGCGCATAGCATCCACACCAGTACATGGTGGACGGTGCGGTGACGGTGTACGACGTGAGCCCGATGGACTCTCCGGTGATGGACCATGACAGCTCCCACGCATTCGAGCTATTCACCCCTCGAATATGAAACCATATGGTGCCAGGATCCCCGCCGAGCGTCTGACGCACGACCACACCGGCAGACGCGTTGGCCGTGAACAACTCGGTGACCACCTTCCATCCGCTGTCTTGGCGTAGGCCGATCAGGATGTAGTTGCCTGCCGCCTTGTCGCCGAAGAACAGGCCTCCCTCTGCCTTGTCCGCAACGGTAATGCCGAGCCGCGCAATCGCGTGTTCCTGGCCAAACACACCCTGCAGTGTCGACTGGCTCACGCTGCGCGCCATAGTGCGCCAATTACGCACGGACCCGTCCATCAAGAACGTTCCGGCGCCAAGCGCCATGCGGGCTCTGCCAGAAACCGCCGTCGCACATCCCGTCGGGGTCATATCCCATAGCAGCGGCTCGACCGTCGTGTCGAACGTGTCGACTATGGTGTTGCTATAGGCGATGAACTCCAAGTCGTCGGTGTCGCAATCAACGAGGTCGCCGAGCGCATCCTTGACGCCTGGGATACTGATACCGCGCTTCTGACGTAGCCTGCTCTCGACGCGAGCTCGCTTCTCCTCGAAACCCTGCGCCGGCTTAGGCGATACGTGAGTTGCTTCCTGCCACTCCTCGAGCGTCGTACCGTACGCGTGAGCAGGGAGGAAGTTCGCTCGCAGGTTCTCGATGCCCGACGCGGCAAAGCCGAGAAACTGTCCTGTCATGCGGATATCGAGCTGGACGTCCGACGACGGATCGCGCGTGATCGGGAAGCCCTCATCTACCATCTCGCGAAAGAGCTGTTCGCCGAGCGGCTGATAGCGCGTGATACGTAGCCAGGTGGCCTCGACTTCCTCCGCGCATAGTTCGCGACCAACGATCATGAGCTCGTCGATGTGACCGACGAAGAAGTCGTCGCGCGAGCCGCCGTTCTCCCAGTACCCGATCTGCATCGCGCCGGTTGTGCCGCCGCCGATATCGCCATGCGGCCAGTCGACGTTCTGCAATAGCTCTCGCCCAATGTAGTATCTAACATTGGACATATTTCCGTCGATCCACCTCCTGGTCACGGTAATCATCGTGAAGCCGTTCTCGAATGGGACCGACAGCGCAGGCGCATCGAACGTGGCGCCTGATTCGCTCTGCCAGAACATCTGGATGCCGCCGAGATTTCCGCCGCCAGCTACGATGCGCAGGCCGTAGCAGACCCGTTCGGCAGCGGATCCGCCGGCGCCGCGCGCCACGATCGTCGCGCGTGTTCCGCTGTTCGCTATCTGGTTGGCGAAGTCCCAGTTGATGATGCATTGGATGGACACGTCGCGCGTGCTTACCGTTGCGCCTGGCACGACGTCGCGAGAGAACAGACCCTCCTGGTCGCCGGAGAAGTACCGAGCTTGACCGACGACGCCGTCGGCCAGGTCTGGCATGTTGAGAAGTCCGTCGCGCGTGTTGAAATCTTGGCACACGCGCCCGTCGTCCTGTGGCAGCGAGAAACGCGACGGCTCAGTGAACCGGATGACCATCATGGGGTCGACGTCGATCAGGCCGATGGCGCCAGGCGGATCGTAGGTGATGAGCCTCGACATTTACGCGCTCCTAATAAGGACCACGCTGGGCGTGATGTAGTGGATCTGGTCGTCGTTGGGGAATGCGTCGTCGGTCGCCTCGTAGTCCGATGCGGGCTGGATGATGTTGATGTTCATCACGCCAGCCTTGTACGCCGCGATCTTGGCGAGCGTCGCGCGCACGATACCGCCGCTCCACGAAACGGTGTCGTTGTACTTGCCGCCCGGGTTGGCCGGTCCAATGCCATCGGCGAGAACATCAATCCCGATCAGGGACTGCCCCGTTGAGACCGTCGGGAACGCCTTGCTCTCCGGAATCGGCAGCTGGCCCTTCCCGGCATATACGAGCTCGCCATTCAGATGCGCCACGATGGCATCACGGATCGGCGCGACAAGCGGGCCGCCCGGGTATACGATGTCGTTCGCGGCCGGCGCCACAGGAGGCGCCACCTCGAGCGTGACCTTGTCGCTCCCCGTCACCGCCTCGACGCGGTACTCGCGCCCGTCCTGTGATCCGGCGCCGCTGCCAGTGAGGGTTCCGATCGGGATGATGCGCGAGCCCGGTCTGATCTGCGACGGAAGCGCAGCGGTGAAGCGCAGCTCACGCGTGGATGCGGTCCAGCTGAGCACGGTCAACGATCCGCTCCAGTCGAACTGGTAGGCCGGGGTCCCGGTCGGCGTTACCAGAATCTCCACCGTCTGTGGGTCTGGAATGGTCTCCAGAACACGAAGACCGCCGCCGTTCCCGGTGATGTGGAACCCGGCCTTCGTCTCGATGTAGGCCCGCACCGCATCGCGGTCCGCAGCGGTGAGCGCGCGCGAGCTACCCGACGCCGCGTAGAATCCGGCGACATCGATCGTTCCTCGGCCGCCGCGGTTCGGGTACGCGTAACCGCGGCGCACCGCGGGAAGCGACTGCTCTACCCAGGTCGCAAAATCACCCTGATTGCCGCCGCTCGGCGTCGCCGACAGCGCACCGAGTACATGCGATCGGTAGCTGCCGAACTGCTCCCTGTCGAAGCCGTCCTCATCGAGATCAAGCTGGAGCTTGACCTCCGGCTCGATGCCTGGCGGCGGCGAGAGGAAGAACAGCGACGACCCGGCGACGAGCCTGGTCTGGCTGCCGACGTCCACCGCGGCGATATCGGCATCGATGAAGCTGTCCGGATCGCCGGGTAGGCCTGGCACCGTGACCGTGCTGGCGTTGGCGATCTGGTACAGGAGGCCGCTCTGCGGATGGCGGAGCTGCGTTCCAGGCGTGACGGTCGCAGCGGCGTTGCCGCGCACACGCCCGGAGGCCGACTTGCGCGCCGGCGTGGCGGCCTTGCGCGTCACGTTGAGCGCGGCCCCCCAGTCCTCGATCGGCTTGCCATCGCCAGCCGTCAGCGGATGCAGGTCACGCTTCGCGCTCGACAGGTGAGCGTGGAGCTGCGAGATCGCACCCGATAGGAAGGTCGACCACTTCGCGTGATAGGAGCGCGAGCTCGCGAAGTTGAGGCCGGGGAACAGGGCCCGGCCGAGCGCGAGGATGAAGTCTCGCGTGCCGGACATCGGCGGAGGTTGGTACGTCATGGCTCACCGTACCGCGTAGGCGAGAGAGACGGGCGATCCCGATGTGAGGTCGTTCCAGCGCAGGCGCGCGATGAGCGCGCCATTGGCGTCAAGGAACGGATTGCCTTCCCGATCGCGCACGGCGACCGTCCATCCGGACACGATCCCTTCGTCGGTGAGATCTTGGCCGACCCGCACGGCCTCGGCCTGGACGAATTCCGGGTCAACGGGGATGCCGGCGAGGCGCCGCTCGGCGATCGCCGTGCCATGCCGCGAGTCGAACGGGCTCATGCCGAGCCGGAGATCCAGCGAGATCATGACGATCGTGCGAGCGTCGGCGGTCTCCGCCCATTCTCCGTTGTCGGTGCGCACGTAGTCGTGGGTCACCGGGTCGATGAGACGGTCGTAGCCGCCAAGCGGGTTGGTCGTCGCGCCGAGCTGTTGTGCCCTGCCGATCGACGGCATGAACGAGAAAAGCCCGCCGGTGAACGGCGAGCTCAACGGGAAGGAGAATGTGGTGCCCATGCGGGCATCATAGCGTCAGAACTTCATGGCGCCGATTCGTCCGAGAGCGCCGAGGTAGTACAGCAGCGCGAACTCGCCTGGCGCGAGCACGATGTTCGCGTACCCGGAGCACGAGAACCGGCGCGACGCGGTACCGAGGCCGCTCTCGTGGACGAGCGTGATGTTCGACGTGCCGCCGGCGTTCACGTTGCGCACGATCGCAAGCCGTCCGAATGCCGTGTTCGCGTCCATGACCATGGAGTTGACGAGCACATTCGCCGTGCTTGACAGCCCAAAGAACGCACCATCGGCGATGGAGGTGAACGTGAGGTCCGTGACGTCGACCGTCATAGCCGTAGGAAAGATCTGATTGTGAAGGAACACGCCCTTCAGGAACGCCGTAAGTCCGCTGGTCTGGTTGAGGAACACGTTTCCGGCATCGGTGGTCAGCGCATTATTGGTCTGCGCGCCGCTCGATGTGAGGTTGAGCGCGGTCTGCGCCAAGGAGTTCGCTCCAGCAGATCGCGTCGCGTTCATCTGGATCTGAAGTCCTATGGTGTTCTGCACGCCGCTCGTCGTGTCATGGCTGCCGGCATGCAAGAGCTTCCATAGCGCAGCGGCCGACGTCTGTCCGGTATTGGAGTTCGTGGTCTGGAACGCGTTCGCGCCAGGCGGTGCAGCATGGCTGATGGCGCCACGCACCGTATGAACCGCCGTAGCATCGAGACCGAGGACGACGCTGTGCATGTTGCGGCCTGCGCGCAGGTACGGCAGACCGCCCGCCCACCCGCCGCCGAGGTTCGCGAAACATTGGGCCGGCGTAAGGCCCTCGATGAATCCGGTGATGGTGATCTGCGTGTCCGTTGTAGTCGGTGTCTGACCCGAACGGATCGCAACAAGAGCGTCGAACGCAGACAGGCCGCTTAGAATGTACACGGTTGGTTGGTCGAGCCTGAACTGCTGGCACTTGCCAACGGCCGCGATGTACTTCGTGTGCCCGCCGAATCCGCTGGGCAGCGGATACAGGTGAGGGCAGTCAATGACGCATCCGGCCACCGATACAGTTGTTGGCGTGCCGCCTGGAGAAGACACCGAACCACCGGCACCGTACCCGTTGACCTCTCCTACGCTGACCATCGCCTGCATGTCACCGGAAACGAATCCGACTCCGCTGTTTTCGAACCAGCAATCTTTGATGAGGACGCCATGCGATCCTCGTCGTACCTCGACTGGAGACGATGTGTCGGTTCCGGTGAACGCGAACACGCATCCATAGAGACCTGCTTGCCCGGCGCGATCGATGGTAACTGCACGATCGCAGAAGATCGTCCACAAGTTGAAAATGCGATTCTGGTCAGATCGGGGGCCAAGATAGATGCCGTACTTCGAGTAATTCGAATAGACACTAAACCATGCCGAGATGTCTGACTGAATCCCGACAAAGTTGGCCTCGAACATCTCGACGCCGGAATCCTTGAGCGTGATACCGCCGCAGCGATAATCCCACACACCCCAGCATCCGGGCGCGTAGCCAGCGCCACCTGGATTGCTTGCCAGGTTGCCAAGTACTCCATTGGCCGAAGAGATCCACAACTTATCGATCAGCTGATCCTGTGGTCCGTCGTAGTCGTTGACGTCCCATGCGTGGCCGTTGTCGGTGCCATATTGGATGCAGGCTCCGGTGCCGTAATAGATGATGTGCGATCCGCCTGCCGCAGCGCGAGTCCCGAATCCACCGATCAGCGAGAACGATCGGCGGTTGATGATCAGGGTTGCGTTTGTTCCGTACCCGAGATCGCCAGCGCTCGGGTTGGCCGCCGGAAAGAACAGCGCATGGACCGTGTTGTCGTTGATCAGCGCCTGCAACGCCGTGGTGTTCGCTGCCGCACTGGTCGCTCCGTCGCACTTAACTCCGCGCGTCGTGACGTCGACCGCCAGCAAGTTACCGCGGAGCCATGACTGAATGTCCAAGCATGCCTGCCTGGTCGTGTTGTAGTCGCTCGACGAGACATACATGTCCGGCCGCGCGATGGGGGAGCTGGCTCCATCCCACTCCACCTTCGGGCCCGGGATGCTGGTGTTGTCGCGGATGAAGTGCGTCATGCCGCGATCGTTACACGATCCAGGCCTAGTGCGTCTTCAGAACCGTAGTTCCGGTAGCCGTCGGCGGAGTCGCGCCAGGTGCTGAGATGGGGGCTACCGCAGTGGTTGTGCCTCCGCTGACCGTGTGCGTGTGCCCGGCCGCGGTGAACTGGGCGGCGACCCATGAGCGCAGCGCGTTGAAGTCGGCCATCGTCGGCAAGGCGAGCGCCGTTCCGCCGGTCGTTCGGATCTCGACAACGCCGGTTTTGCGGTGGTAGACGACCGTCGCGCTGTTGAATGTCGCGGTCTCGTCGTCGAGCATGTCCGGGACGACTGCCTTGCGGAGGCCCTCGTCGCGGGTGCCCACGCACACCGGGTGCTCGGCCGCAGCGCCAACATGAACGATGATGCCCTCTGCGTTGGCGCCCGCCTTTGGGCGCGCAGCGTGGCCGATGCCATCGAACACCTCCGCCTGCACGGTCTCCTTCTGCGTCGGATCCATGAGCAGCGTGCCGGTGAACTGCCACAGCGGACCTCGAGTGACGGTCACGAGCATCTTCCTGATCATGTTCAGGATGGAGCGCCGCTCCTTGCCGACCTGATTGCGACGCTCGGTTATTGAGTCATCTGTCCAGCTCCAGCTCATAGGATGATCTCCGTCCCTACAGGGACCATTGTGATGTAGCAGGTATCGCCTACGTCGTGGGCCCAGCTGTAGCTACACGACACCACGTAGTACAGGTCGTCGACTTCCATCTTCCTGTCGATGACCCTCGCGACCGTATCAGGAGCAAAGAGCGTTGGCTGCGATGTCCCGAGATCTTGCCCGAATGACGCCATCTCCGCGGTCGCTATGTGGCGATGGTAGTCGCGCCTCGCCTGCTCGTTCTCCGCCACGCGCTGCGCATCGCCATAGGAATCAAACGCCTTCTCTGGGAGGAAGAGCCGCTTGGGATGGATGAAGTCACGTCCGGTGCCATCAATGCGATTGAACGGGTTGTCGAAAACAACTCCGCGATTATCGACGACGTTCTTCCCGTAATTGAGCTCACCCTGGCCGCCGGCTCCGGCGCAGAGATACTCCGAGTAGCGCTCCTCGTCATCCTCGGTGAACTGCAGATCCTTTACATTGGAGTCCGGATCCCCCTCTGCGTAGATGAACGAGTACTGCGGGCTCTGTGATTGGTTCGGCTTTCCGATGATGAACTCGGTGCCGTCGCTGCTTGAGTAGCCTACGAGTTTGGCTCGCGACAGGATTTCGTGGATGAGGTCCATCCGGCTCTGGCCTGGGTGGACCTTTCCGCTCCTGGGCACCTTGACGTTGATGGTTACCACGGGCTCGGTCGGACTCGCGATGCGCTTGCCCTTCCCCCGTCGAAGTCGCCTGTTCTTGGCGTTGCTGAGCGCCGGCGGCGGAAACCATGGCGACAGGAGCTTCGCGATAGCTCGCTCGATCGTCATCCCGGTGTAGTCGATCGCCGGAGCGCTCTCGTCGGCGAGACGGCCGCAGATGTCGCGACCCCGGATCTCGAGAACGCCGGTACGCGAACTGTAGTGACGCTTCCCAATGAAGCCACGGATCAGTGTCGTGCCGTCGGCGCGGATGGCGATTTTGGCGCCGCGACGAAAGGCATTGGATGCCTGCACGCTGGCCGGCATACGCAGCACGAACGAGTCGCACGGTGTGATGATGCTGCTCTCGATATTGCCGCTGATGAAGTCGGTGATGCGTTGGCCCTCGACGATCGCGTCGATGACGTGGGATTCCATGACTATTGACCGCCCATGACGGAAGGCGATGAACCGCGTGGCGCTTCCGGCATCAGGTAGTCGCCAGGATCGAGCCAGCCCACGGTACGGATGTCGTTGAATGCGGCAACCTGCGCCGCGCGCTCCTGGGCTGCCGCTCCACCGTATATTCTTGCCGTGAGCGGCAGCAGCGCGGTTGGCGATCGCACGCGCATAACGAACACGCGAGGCGTGCTGGCCGTGGCCGAGAGCGCCGACGAGCGCACCGCTTCTCCGAACAGGATAACGGCCTGGAACGATGGGAATAAATCGATGTCCTCCATGAGGCCGCCGACATCAATCATGTCGGAAATGCTGTTCGATAGCCGCGCCACATCGACCTGGACCTGGCGAGGTGGCAGATCCTCGGCCTGTGACCACGAAGAGGCCGTGATAGTGGCGTCTGCCATGACGGCGGCGCTCGCATATGCGAAAGCGAAGGCCGAGGCCGAGGCAATCCCGGATGCTTCGGCAACTGCGCTGGCCCTGGCCTCGGCTAGGGCAGTTGCATAGACGCTCGCGAACGCAAACGCGGATGCCGAGGCCGATGCACTTGCGGATGCCGATGCACTTGCGGATCCACTGACGGACGCCGAACCACTCGCCGACAGTGTGACGTCTGCCGACACCGTAAAGTCGACGTTGACGTCGAGCGATGCGTCGATCTTGACGCTGTACGCTCTCGCGATGTTGCGCGCGACGTTGCCGGTAAAGTCCATCTTCGCAGCTTTGTCGCTCGGAATGCCGAGCCCTACGGCAACAAGCTCGGCGGTGGCTTTCTCCGCGGCCTGGAGGACGGACTCCTCTCCCGACAGCGTGCCAGATCCCGCCCCTGATGGCTGCACGGGGACCACCGTCTCGTCTGGCACGAATTCGCATGTACCTCCAATGGAGTCAGGATCTAGGCGCGGCTTGAATGAATCAATGCGAGCGAAGAACGCCCCGTCAACCGGGTGTGTGAAGAGTCGCCGTTCCTTTAGTGTCGCCTGGAAGCGGCGAAATGCATCAAGCCCGACCTCGGTCTCGCCATCGAAGTCATCGAACATGAGCTCCACGGTGGCGACCTGCAAACGACCGCCGCGTGGCTGCACTGGATGATCGTCGCTTGCCGCGAGGTCGTGCTTCACCAGCGTGTTGCCCTGCTCCCATTCGATACGGTTAGCCCAGAGGCGCAGATCGCCCCACGTGCAAAGATACAGTTCTCCGCCCATCACTTCCTCCTGGTGTCGGTGGCATTGGAGGTGGCCTTCATTACCTTATTGCCGTCGATGCTGATGTTGATCGGCCTGCTGCTTATAGCATCGGCGATGGCCTTCCCCATGTCGGAGAACGAGGTCGTGTAGTTCGGTATCTGGCTGATCATGTAGTCGATTTGGGCCTTCTGTGCGGCTTCCGATCTGGATGCGCCAAGCGCGTCGCTGACGGCAACCTTGTTGAGCGCATCAGCAATGGCTGTGAATTGTTCTGGTGTGGCTGTCACCGGGCCAGAGGCGGCAACGCTCCTGCCTTGGCCGCGCGCGATGGCGTCGTCCACGTTCTGCCTGTTGACGCGGGCCATGATCTCGGCCTGGCGCTGCGGCGAGATCCCAGTTGCGGTGATGTACTGAAATGCAGCATTACCGAGTTCGCTGCCGCTGGGCGACGACAGCAGCGCCTGTACCGCAAGCTCATCGCTCTTGGCAGTCGTCTTGTCGCCAGGTGTGAGCGCCTTGATGTCCTGGCGAAACTTGTACGCCTTGCCGTAGTCATCCTGCATCTCGAGTAATGCGGCGCGCTCGGACATACCATGGCGCTTGGCGTAGTCCTGGACCTCCGATGGCTTCGCCGCGAAGGCACGGCTGTCGTCCGGCGTGAAAAACTCGCGAATGCTCTTGCCGGCGCCGTAGATACCGCCAACGACGTCGCCGAGCTTGCCGACCATCTCGACCAGCGGGCCGATCTTATCAACGGCGTCCTCGATCGCTGCGACAAACTTCTCGATCCGCTCCGGCGTGAACGCGGCTGCCACCGCGTTCTTCATCTTTTCGAACGCGATCGCCATGCGCCCTGCGGCGCTCTCGGCATAGGTCCGCATATCTTGCATGATGACACCGTTCTTTTCTCCTGCCTTACGCAGCGCATCGGCCCGCGTGATGGACTCCGGCAGGAGCAGCATCTCTATGCCGCGCCATCCCTCGGTGCGGCCAAATGCCTTCTTCATGAGAGATGGATCCTTCACGAGATCGCTTTTTTGGATATCGCGAAAGATGTCGACGAAGTGCCTCGCTGTCTTCACTCCGTCTTTGTCGACGTTGAAGATCTTCACGCCGTGCGCCTCGAACCTCGGCGCATTGGAACGCAGACCGGCAAGGATACGTTGCATTCCAGTACCAGCCTCGTCGGCGGTGTTGTAGCCGTCGCGAATGACCTGGAACATCGCACCTAGCTCGTTCGCGCCGGCGCGGCCGGTGACACCGAACTTTGCCCACAGCGGAATGATGGCGCCAAACTCACGAGCCATCTGCTTCGCCTCGACGGCACCGTCCTTGGATTGCTCCACGAGGCCGCCGATTGTATTCTCGAGGTCGGCCGCTGGGACCTTCATGTTGGTGGTCAGCTGATACATCAACTGGGCGAGATCTCCGCCGGCGGCCCCGGTTGCCTGCCCGGTCTTGGCCAAGATCTTCATCTTATCCGCGGTGAAGTTGGCAGCTCCGGCAAGATCGGCGTAAGCGCGGGCCGTGTCGAGCACGGCCGTGGCGTTCACGCCGGTGTCTTCGGCAGTCTGTCGCGCGATGCGTCCGATGTTGTCGAGGGCCTGGCCGCCGATCTTCGCGGCGATGCCGAACCGCACGAGCTTATCGTTGAAGTCGAAGACCTCTTTCCCCTGGTCGATGAGCGTGTCGATGCCGCGCGTGGCGAGGTTGCCGACGGTCTGGCCGACAGCATGCTGTGCCCAGCGCTGACTCTTCATGATGCTTGACGGCGCCAGATTGATACGCGACAGCAGTTGCTTCGCGCTGGCGGCGAACGAGCCCAGCATCCCCATCGCGCGCTGCAGGCCATTGGGTAGCCTGCTGGCATTTGCTATGATTGTGATCTGGGCTGTCGTATTGGGCGGCATCGATCAACCCGTCTTTCTCGGCATCTTGAAGTTCGTGTTCCAGAACCTGCGACCCTGTGTTGGTTCTGCCTGTGGAGCCCCTTGGCTATGCCCGGCCGGCGCTTCCTCCTTGTCTCTCAGGTCTCCGACGATCCATCCGTAGGCGTAGACGAGCGTATCGGGCACATCTGCCGCTCTGCAGCCCCAGAGAGCAGCCAGTTTGTCAGCATGGCGACACCGAACGAGAGCAATGATGTCCGTTCTTTTTTTTTGAACGCTTCGGTGACAGCCGCCAGCTCATCCTCTTGGATGACGCCGGATGCCAGCGGATCCAGGCGCTCGCGAACATCCCGGTAGACGAGGAAGCACGCCATGATGACATCATCGTCGAGACGCGTCGTCCATTCCTCGACCGTGCCGAACGGCTGCGAGTGATCCTCCGGGTCGCGGCATGCGCGCGCCAGGATGCGAGCCGAGCGCTCGATCTCCAGGTCGGAGCTGAACCCAGCGGTCGCCGGCAGCCGCGCGGCGGCCATGCTGTGTAGTACCTCTCCGTCGATCGCGCTCGATACGTCGTGCTTGACGAGCTCGATGTACACCCGGCCGAGCACAGGGAGAACCACGTCCTCGCCCCGCGCGATGTCTCCGAGGCGAGCGGCGAGCTTCGTGCGCTGAGTCGCCAACGGCGCCGAAGCTCGCATCGGATCATCGGATGCGAGAGCCGACGCCGGAATCCCGCCGGACGCGATGCGGCCGCCGAGCTTCGTCACGAGCGATTCACCTGGCTGCAGACGACGGTGACCGTCTGCATGAAGTTGCCTTCAGCGTCCTCCTTGACGTCGATCTTCGACACCTTGCAGGTGTACGTGTACCGGAAGGAGTCGCCCTCGTCTTGCGTGGTGAGCCCGAACGTCGCGTAGCTTTCGTTGACGCGGTACCAGTCGATTTCTGGCTGGCGGCCCATCTCATTGTAGACCTCCATGTCGATCTCGAACCCGCCCTGCTTGCGACGGAATCCGGCGCCGCGCTTCACGCCGATCGCCATCACGACCTCGGTGGAGCGCCCGTCCTTGATGTCGAGCGAACGCACGCGCTCGAGGACCTTTGTCCCGATGCCGGCGATGTTGACGCTGAGTTCGCCTTGGGATGCGATATCCGATGCCATTGGCTACTCCTCAGGCTCCGCCGACGAGTACGTCGTGCTGCCAGCCGGTCTGGTGAAGCGGGTTGTTGACGTGATATTGGAGCCTGGCGTTGTTGCGCCCGACGACCGTATCGTCCGGAACGACAGTGCACGCCTGGATGTCAGCCTCGACCTTGCTCTTGTTCAGCACCTTCGCGTCGGCCTCGGCGCGAAGTATTGAGGCTGCCAGGTCGAGGGTGAGTTTCTTCGAGTCCTCCTGGCTCACGCCATCGGGGTTCGCCTCCGGACCGAACGCCTTGTCGTAAGCGATGTCGAGCTGTAGCGCCAGCATCACGCCGGTGCGCGGCACGGCGAGGTCGCGGCACTTGTCGTCGGCTTGGCTATTGAATGTGGTCCGCGTGGTCACCATCTGGATGACCTTGGCCCGGTTGTCCGTGACCGCTCCGTTGGGCGCAATCACCGCCCCGAATGGCGTGAGGCCGGCGCCGATCGCCGTGTTGAGCTCGCTCGGCGTGTAGAGGAGCGCGTCCGCAGGCGGGTACAGCGGAACGACCGCGCCATCGAACCCGGCGTTCGCCCGCTCACGCGAGAACGCGAGCATCGCCATGGCCACGGCGCCTTCCCCGGGCGCGTTCCGGCAGCCCTCGAAGCTGCCGATGAGCACCGACTGGTGATTTGCAGCCGAGGCGAGCGCCGTTGCGGTGCCGATCGTGCCGGGCTCGAACAGGAAGTAGAATGCCCACGTCTTCGACGACACCGACCACCGCGTCAGGATGTCGGTGTTGATCTCGGTGATGTCGGCCGCGGCATGGTTCGCGATCGCGATCGCGTCGTAGCGCAGCGGCGCGAGCGCATCGAGCGCCGGCTGAATGTCGGCCGCGCCGGACCCAGCCGTCCCCGTGGCGAGGGTAGCGGTTACTCCGGTCGCCTGCTGCTTGATGACGACCTTGACGTCTCCGCCGTTCACACCCTTGGTGGGATGCGTGAGCGAGACGACGGCGCTCGCTACGGTCGGCGCCACCGGAAGCGTGTCGGCCTTCGCCAGCAGGGCGGCGTTGACGCTGGCAGCGACGGTTGCCGCCGTCTGACCGACGGTTGTGTTGACCGTGAACAGGCGTCCGGCGATGTCGACGATGAAATCCGATTGCGCCGTCACCGTTCCGGCGAATGTCAGCGTCTGCACGTTGGCCGTTCCGCCGGACGGCTCGGCGATGAACACCGCCTTGATGCGCGGCCCCTGGCCGAGGAACTGCTGCATGGCGTAGGCATGGCGACACATCAGCGCGCCCTCGCTGCTCTTGCCGGCGAGACCATCGGAATCTGCCGCACTTGCCGTGGACAGGTCGTAGACCGTGCCGGCGACTGCCGTTCCGGCCGACGACTTCGTTCCGATGATCGCTACCGTCATTGGGACATTGACGAGCGCACCACCTGCTGACAGGTAGTTGAACTTGTGAAACGTCCCTGGCACGTAGTAGTTGCTTGGGATGATCGAGGTCACTTCTTGTCTCCCTTCTTGATCTTGATCGGGTGTCCGATGTCTGCCGGAGCGCTGGCTTCCGTCGGCGTATTGACCTTCGATCCATCCACCTTGCACAGGATGAGATCGCCCCGACCCCATGATCGCCGTGTGGCCGGGGACCACCGCACGCGCGCGACGGTATCGCTGTCGACGAACAGCCGGCCGTTTACATCCATGCCGTCGTCTGGATGTACCGGGGTCAGCCGACCTGGCGGCGCGGTGACCGTGACGTGTGTGATGGTTGCTCGCATGTCCTTCCTTTACGTGAGGTCCGTGTCGACGTCGAGGGACGTCGAACTCGTTGCTGGGAGCGGGCGCTCTGCTTCGTTCTCCTTCGAGGTGACGCGCAAGCCGATCGATTCGAGGAGCTGTTCCGGAGTGCGCCATTCCCGACCGCCACCTGTGCTCGGCGTAAGCTGGTAGAACTGGACGCGGTAGACCTGGGTCCAGATCGTGACGGTCTGTGCGGTCACCAACTCATCCTCGTACAGCGGAATCACCTGCTTCACGGCCCCGGTGAGCGTCGTCGGAAAAACGCCGCAGATGATCTCTCGGGCGTGGGCCATGATGACGTGCAGCCCGGGATCCTTGGCTGCGTCGATCTGGGAGACCTGATCTGCCTGCATGCGCGCGAGCGGACTTCGTCCGTGTTGCGAGCTCAGGTACAGCACGAGCTGGATCTCGGCGCGGAATTGCTTCCGCTGCAGGTTGAGCGTCTCGAAGTCGGCTCGTCCGGTCGCGACCGCGATTCCTGGCGTGCGGCCGAGCCACTTCTGGAGTTGTTCGACGTCGAACTCGTCGCTGTGCGTGCGCACGATACCGCCGAACGGCAACACATCGACGAGATACCCGCCATTGGAGCGCTTCAGGCGAGAAAGTAGATCGACCGCACCGTTCTGGATGAGCGTGCGTTCGGGCGTATCAAGCCCCGTGTCGAAGACATGGCTCATCGTCCGCCCATCGACTTCCAGCGCCGGTAGAGCGCGTCAGCGAAGCTTTGCCCGGCAAGCTTCATGAACTCCTTGCTGATCCAGAGGTACTGCCGCTGCGGGATGAGCGAGCGGCCGCCACGTCCGGTCCGAGCCGGACCGTCCTGGTGAGCGGCCGCCCATCGGATCGGCGAGTACATCACCAGCTTTCGCGCGTTGACCAGCGTCCGACGGGCGCTCGGCAGTTTAGCGAGCAGCCTACGATTCGCGCCTCCTCGCCCCGTACGCGCGTAGTGCTCGACGGTGGATTTCGCCAGCGGACGCCACTTCATCTGGGGGCCGCTCTCCGCGTGAGCGTGAGCGCGCTGGTCCTCGTGGAGTGGCTTGCGCAGCTTCGCGAACGTGCGCGGGAAGTCATGGCGCATCAGCGCCGCGAAGGCGTCGTTGATGCCGGTCACGTCGATCGTGACATCGAGATCTCCCATCAGATGAACCCCTCGAGTTTCTGGAGAGAGATATCCAGCGTGCTCTCGCGCGGTGCCGCCTTGTCGATGACAATGGCGGCCTTGCTGGTCACCGGATCCAGCCCAGGAACCTGGACCTTCCCATCGCGCACGTCCTTGAGCCATGCGCGATCGATCTCCTCGGCCTTGATGTCCTCCATGATCGGCTGCCCCTTGTAGCCGAACCTGCGGAGCTCGCGTGCGGCCCAGCGCGTGCTGAGGTTGACGATGCCATCTGGGACGGTGGTCAGCGGCACGGCCCAGCGCTGGCTCAGATAGCTGTCGATCATGGTGTCCGCCGCGGCGATGGCCTGCGCCACAACCGTCGCATTGACCACGCCGGTGTTCTCCTGGTCGGAGAGCTGGAGCAACGCCTCGCTGCCGCCAACGGCCACCTGCACCGCTGCCTGGGTCGTGTACGCCATGAGCTACCCCTTCTCCGGGAACAGCTTTCCGTCGGGGTCGACGGCAGCATCTCCGGCGCCGCGAGCGCGGGCTGCAGCCTGCAGGCGCGTCGGCCTGCCTTCGCTCGACTCCGGCGCTGCCTGGCGCGCCGCACGCAGTTTCGCGAGCTCGGACTTGAGCTCTGAGAGCTCCTTCTCGGCTGCGTCTGCGCGGGCGCGCTCGGCGGCAACGTCTTCGCCGCCGTGCGAGTCCGGACGAACGATGAGTGCGTCGTCGGCCAGAATGGCCTCGGCGCCGGCGACGTTGACCACGTTCTTCCCGGCGCGTTGGCGCTCCGCGACGTCGAAATCATCCAGCTCGGTGACTTCCACCGGGATGCTCGTCGCCCCCGAGAACTTCAGTCCACCGCGCGTCCGGCGCTTGAGCCCGTTGGCGACGCGCACGTGCATGACCATGCCGGCGCGTGGCTCCGGTTGGCCGGCCTTGCGGTTGTCACGAGCGAGCCTGGCGCGCGAGCGTGCCAGGTTCTCGGAGAGGATGCGCTGGTCTTTCTCGGCCTGGATCTCGATGTCGGTCTTGAGGTCGTCGCTGTGCATTGGAGTCCTTTTGCTGGAAAGCCCGCCAGGCAAGCCGGGCGGGCGATGTGTCGGTAGTTGCTCGCGGCGACCGGCTACGCGCCGGGGCCGCCCACCACTTCCTGCCAGAGCCCGTACGCCGCCCCATCCTCGCTCTCGATGCCGTACATGTACTTGCCAGTACGGAACGAGAACTCGCCATCCTCGACGGCCATGAACTCCGGCGTGCGCTTGCGTTGCAAGAGAACGGCAGTGCTGTTCTCCGGAATGAGAAACCACTCCGTGCCGGTCAGCGTGACGGACACGCCGAGCACGTTGTAGGTCGCCGCGCGGATCCACGGGATGCACAGCGGCACCGCCATGTTGAGGTCCATGTTCTTCTGCAGTGACGGGATCCACTCCTGCTGGAGAACGGTTCGCACGGGGACGCGCAGGGCCGGGCCGTGGACGAGGTACATGCGCCGACCCTCGCCCATGACGTTGTACGGCGTGCCGTTCTCGTCGGTGAACCCCAGGAACGCGTTCCACGCCGCCTGGAACACCGCCGCCGAGAACGCGCCGGTGACCTTGTTCGACTGCGTCGAGCCCGACCCGTTTCCGAGCGCGGTGTGGTCGGTGTCGATCAGGTTCTGGCCGTCGTAGGTCGTGCCGAGCGCCGTGCCCTGCAGGCCAGCGCACAGCATCGCGATCACCATCTCCATGAGGTGCCAGTCGTAGGCGTCCGCCAGCTGGTTGATCCGCTGCGTGTACAGACCGAAGCGGTCGTTGATGATGTCGCCCTTCGGGACGATGATGCTCGCCTCGTGCGGTCGCGTGACGATCGGCAGCGACTCGCCGCGGAGCATTGACACGACCTTGTCACCTTCCCACAGGCGCATCTTGGGGATCGAGTCGAGCCAGAGCTCGCGATGCAGGAGCACATCGCTGTCGATGACCGTCGCCAGCTGCTTCCACGTCGTGGAAGCGCGGTTGAGCCGGCTGTTGAGCATCGTCCCGAATCCGATATACGCGGCCTCGATCTTGGCCGCGTCGGGGGAACTGCCGCCCATGCGGGCGCCGGAGAGCTCCGGGTCGTAGAAGCGAGCCGGGCGCTTGCGGTCCGGCGGTCCGAGTTGGGTACGTCGATTCATGCGCATTGGATGATTCTCCTCAGGTGGCGGCGATCTTGCCGCCGAGCATCGCGACCCACACGCCATCGGACGCGACCTCGTCGCAATATCCGGCGATGATGTCGTTGGTGGTGTCGGCCGCAAGGCCGACGGTTTGGTTGTCGACGACGGTAACCGCCACGCCTACCGTGGCAGCGACGACGTTGCCGTTGTTGCCGAGTTTGAACACGCCGCGCTCGACGACGATCTTGGTGTCGCCGGCCGCCGTGCTGGCGGCCTGACACGAGATCCCCTGTACGACCAGAGCGGCCGTGTCGGAGGCGTTCACGGCGAGCCCGCTGGCGTTGGTCGCGACCATGACGCCGATCGGAATGGTCGTGCTCGCCGCGAGGGTCAGCACGATCTGTCGCTCCACGAGGCGCTTCTCGGTGTTGCGATCGAGAGTGGTTGCCGTCATTGGATCAGCCCTCCGTGTGCCGCAGGTTGCTGCGGAAGTTGTTCATGTCCTCGACCTTGAGGCCGAGCTGCGCCGCGACGTTCTCCATCTCCGCGGCGAGGGCCTCGTCGACACCGACGAGCGGATCGGTCGCCGGCGGCTCCCCGGTGAGTTCCACGACCGGCCGCTTGCCCACTGGTACGATCACGTCCATCTCGGCGAGTTCTGCGGTGATCTGGGCCACCCCGTTCGGCTCCTTGGCGATCCGACGGAGCCGCGCCTCGCGAGCCGACAGGACGATGTTTCCATCCTTGTCGCGCTGGGTCCTGATCTTGCCCTCGCGGATTGCGCCGGAGATGAGCTCGTCGACCCGCGTGCTGCTTGCCGCGGCGAGCCCAGCCCGCGCGGCCTCGAGCTGGGTCTGAGCGGTCGCGAGGCTGGTACGTGCAGCGTCGCGCTCCTGCTCCGCGGTCGCGATCCTGCGGTTCATGGTTCCGAGGGCGGCGAGGGCCGTGTCCTCGTCGTCTTCGGTGAGCGCGGACAGGCCGAGGGCCGCCGCCAGGCGTTGCCAGTTCTTCATGCTTCTTCCCTTCTCTCTTGGTGGCAGATTGAGCTCGGCTGCGAGCGCCGACCGGATTTCTTCGATGTTGGTGGTACCGACCGCCGGGAAGTTCGTCCCGGAGGTCTCATTGCCGGTCCATCCCATGTAGATGAACTCGGCCTGCTTCTTCTTGCCGCCGGACATGTCGACGACATCTCCAGGCCAGCACGAACAGCTCTCCCGGGAGAGCACGTTGACGTTGTGAATGGAGCACATGATCGGTGCGCCCGGCTCCGGGCGCCACGAGATAGAAAACCTGTCGAGCGTCCCGTCGAGCACGCTGATCACGCCATCGGGCTTGACGACCTCGAGCTCTTGTAGGAAGGCGATGCGCGTCGCGGTCTCGTTGACAGCCACGCTCGACAGGATCGTTCCGCGCCGGCTGTCGTGCGAATAGGTCTGGTGATCCATGATGAACGGTTGGCCCTTGAAGGTCTTGGCCTGCGCGGCGATATCGCCGCCAAGACGCACGAACTTCAGGTTCGCCTTGCCCTCCTGCTGACGGAAGGTGTTCGCCTTGACGTTCAGTGCGATGTGCTTCCCGCCGCGCACCGCCTCGATGAGCTGGGCGCGCTGAGCGCGCTTCTCGTCCTCGGCGACATCGGCCTTGAGCTCGCTCAGACCGGCGAAACCATCGACTCCGATGGATCCGATTGGAGCTCCAACCTCGAAGTCGGAGCTAAATACGTCGATCTTCTTCTTCGGCTGGCTCACTTGTTCTTCTCCGTTTTGCCGCGGCCCGGATCCTCGAGCGGTGTCGGTTGGAACATGACCTCGTCGCCCTTGTCTGGGATGCGGCAGCTGAACTCCTCGTACATCTGCGACGCGCTCAGCGGGATCGCGGAACCGATGATCTCGAGGGTCTTGGCGCGCTCGAGATCGCCCCACGGGATCTTGATCTTGAGGCGAGGAGGGGCAGCCCTGTCGAACCCGTTCCACGCGATGAACGTCTGTCCAATGTCGCGAACGAACATCTCCTCGATAATGCGAGCGTCGTGGCGCTTCATGGCGTCGAGACGTGACTTGTGGACGGTGGCGGCGTTGTAGCTGCCGGCTCCAGTCGACGACACATCGGTGTTGAGCGTTCCGCCGGTGACAAGCTTTGTGTTGATCGCGTCGCACACGGTCATGAGCTTGAGATGCGGGAAGTCGCCGCCGCCGCGCTGCACTTCCTTGATCACGACCTCGGTTGCTGCCGACAGGACCGCGTAGCCGTCCTGTCCGATACTGCGCACTGCATCCTCCAATGCCTCTCGAGATGCGCCGCTCGCCGACTCCTCGTAGTATCCAATGGACAATGGCATACCAAACATCGCAAGCCAGACGTTGAACCCCTTCCAGCCGGTCAGCTTGAAGTAGGTCCACCATGTGCAGCTACGCATGAGGCCGGCGGCGTATGGGTTGCGGCCACGGTAGCGGCTGGTCGCCCAGAGGCCGGGCTCGAGCTCGACATAGGATGTCGGACCGCTTGGATCGATCAGGTACAGCTCATGAGCAAGCTCGGCGCGTGGCGATGCAAATCGGCGCGGCGCCACGTTGACGAACCTCGACGGGATGACGAGGTTCTCCTCGATATCCCATTGGAGGTTCGTGCAGGCGTAGCCATCGGGAATGCAGTTGAGCTGGTGGGAGACGAACTGCCTGAAGTCGATGCGACTCTGCAGGCGCTCGTTGAGTGATGCCGCGGCGATTACGCTCGCCTTGTCGGTCCTTCCCGCCGGGGGGATGACCTCGAAGTCCCAGCCGGCCACATCCTCGTTGCGGTCATTGAGCATTCCGCGGAGCTCGCCGTCGCGCTCGCGGAGATCGTCGAACAGGTCCATCTGCCGAAGCGGATTTCCCTGTTCGGCCTGTCGAAACATCCCGAGCAGGCCATCGACCGTCAGACCTATTGCGGGATGGGAGTTGTGCGTCTGGGCGGAGCGCGGATTCGGCGCCGCAATGGTCCGCCTTGTGATCGCGATCTGTCGGCCGTTCTCGTCGAGAATTACCGGCTCCCTGAGGCGAGGGTGCGCGGCCAGCCTATCGGACATCACAGCCCCCCGTGCCGCTGCCTTCCTCGCCGCACGATGAGCGGGCCGATCCCATCATCGTTGCGCTCGTTTTGTCGGCTTGGTTCATGCGGCTTATCACTGCCACATTGTGTGCCAGATCTGAGCAGTCGAGGAAAGAGTCTTACGAGCGGATACGACAATCCGTCCCCAAGGTGGGCTGCTTCGTGTGTCCGGCTCGGCTTTCCGTGAACGGTCGGCCATGCGTGAAGCGCGGCGCATGTCTTCGGACAGAGGATCGGGTCGAGGAACAGCCTGCGAACGCCTTCGGAGTTCTCGATAAGCGATGTAAGTGCCCGACACCTATCGAGTACGTGCGGGTTATTCCGCCGGATCCTGGGGTCCGGACGGATGATATGGGGGAATCCTCCGCCGCGGATGATGTCGAATGAGCCACGCCCGCTCCACTGCGGGGGCGGGCTATCGGTGGTGCGCCGGCGGCTGTGCTGATACTCGCCGGTCCCGTCGCCGACGATGACGGTCAGGTCAGGGTCGTAGCCGGCAGCGTGCGCGGCCTGACACCAGTCCTCCTCATCGCCCTCGATGACGATCTCGCCTACCCCCCAGACCACCACGTTGTCGCGCGTCGGATCCTGATCGCTCGGCGCGTAGATGCGCAGGGCCGGGCCGCCCATGTGGGGGAGGACCTGAAAATCCATCCCGAGCACCGTGGTGAATCCGTCGCCGATGTTCTCCATGCGCAGGAACTGCGCTGTGACGTCGCGCCATGGCGATCCGGGGCCCGGCATGCGTCGCTCGTTGCCGTCTGCCGTACGCACCCAGTTGAAGGCGACATTGGTGGACGGCGGCAGGAACTCGCCGAGAACTTCAATGCGGTAGGTCCGCGCGTCCGTCTCCTTGCGCATCGCCAGCAGCGCCCTGCGGTTGATGTGCGGGTTGCGCAGAGGATTCATGTGGTGGTAGACGGCCGCGCGGCGGCCATCCATCGCCTCTGATGCGAAGTCGCCCACCCACGGCTGATCCTTCGTCTCTACCGGAGGGTTCGCGCAGACCAGCACGAGACCAGAGCGATCGCTGATGGCGCCGCGCGCAACCACGAACACACGAGGAGCCATCTTCTGCCCCTCGTTCATCCACACGAGGTGAGCCTCGCCCTCCTTGATCGCGTCCGGATCGGCGCCGACGTACGCGCTCTTGAGCGCCAGCATGCTCCCGTTGATGAGCTCCCAGCCGTCAGCCTGGGTCTCGCGAGAAATCCATTCCGGCATCAGCAGCTGCGACATGTACCGCCTGACCTCGTCGTGCTTCTCGTTCGACGGGTTCAAGATCCACACGATCGCGCCTGGAAATTGGATCGCGTACATCGCACATAGGACTGCTGCGATGTACGTCTTGCCGCTTCGGCGACCGCCGGCGAGCAGAGCGGAGAAAACCTCGTCGGAGGAAGTGACGGTCTCCTCGTCGTCGGGGTTGAAGTCCGGCGGGTGATCGCGGCGCCACGCGTGGACCATCAGCCACGAGCGGAACCACAGCACGGTGTCGACCTGACCTTCGTGCGGCGTCACAAGTACGCGCGTCTGGGCCTCTCCGTCGAAGTCCTCGAGCCTGCGATCCCAGCGACCTCCGCACGAGAGCACGATCTCGTCGCCGATCTCGATGTCGATTCGCATGTCGACAACGGCACCGCCGCCCTCTCTGCGCTCACGCCGCCGCCGTTCCAGCGCGGCGGCCTCGCTGAGCCTAGCCTTGGCCATTGCGTCTCAGCGGGATGACCTTTGCGGTCAGCGGAGCGACCGGCGCCTTCTCGCCAAGCGCCGCGGCGCGCCCGCGCTTCTTCGCTTCGATCGCCTGGCGCTCGCGCTCGATCGTCTGCGCCACGTCGTAGCGCATGGCGTCGGTCATGTGACGAGCAGCACCCTGCAATAGCTTCGTGACGCGCTTCTCGCGAGCCTCCTGTGAGAGGTTCGGATCGTTGAAGGCGAAGTGCGCCAGCCTGAGGTGCATCTGGTAAGCCCACTTCGCCCCCTCCATCGCATCGTCCGGAGGTGGGCCGAGGCTCGACACCGACTCCGGCGGGTTGGTCGGTTGCTGCTCTGGTCGAGCCTTGGCTTGTGGCTTCTGATCCGAACCCTGGTCAGCCTGCTTGTCCTGGCGAGCGGGCTTCGCTGGCGCGGTAACCTTGGCCGCTCGCCGATCCGATGGCTGCTCCGATGACCCGAATATCGAGTCCCAGGAGGGCTCGCTATCCTGCGGTGGATCTGTGGGTTTCCTGGACACCATCGGATGATGGTGCCTCGTCCTGCCACATGGCAAGGCCCTCGATGTAGTCGATCACCTGCCCGAACGTGGAATCGTCCAATACCTTCAGGCTATTGGACAACCTCTTGAGGTCCATCAGGCCGAGCATGCCGACGCGAAATGTGATGTAGTTGCGAAGCTCGTAGAGGATCATTGCCGGGCGCATGCTGTCTTCGGCGCGCTTGATCGCCTCGGCCTGGACTGGAGTCACGGCAGGCTGTCCTCGTCGCCTCCCGGGTCGAACGCATCGTCATCGTCGGTCTTCTCCGGATCTGTCTGCTCCGACAGCGGAAGCTCTTCCTGGAGCTCACGCGACGTTGCGGTGCGTGGCGGCCCGATCTGCTCGTCCGTGTCGGTCCGTACACGTATCACCTCGTTCGCCCCGGTCAGGAACTCCGCTACCGTGATCTGCCTGGTGACCTTCTTCGCTCGAATGTCGGCTCGGAGCTGAGAGATCTCGAGCTCCATCGTCGCCGCCTGCGATCCGAGGTTCTTCATCTGCTCCTTCTTGCGAGCCTCGAGTTTTTCGAGCGCCTCCAAGAGCTCCATGATGGTGTCTTTCTTCTCGGCGAGCTCTTGCTCGCTGAGCATATGGTCGACAAGTTCTTCGCGTTCTCCGATTTTTCGAACGCGATCATTGGATTTCTTCTTTTGTTTGCTGCTCATGGCTTCCTCATCGGGTCAAGGATGTCTGGATCTTTCTTCTTGGAGCGCTTGCGCTTTGATGTGAACCGCATCGTGTCCGGATCGACGCCGGATACCCCTGTCGCGGAGGGGTAATGGATGCCGAGCTCGGCCTCGACGCCGTCAAATTCACCGATCGGCGCAAAGACGGTCGTTGGGTTGTCGAATGATTCGTCGTGGCGCAGGATCCGACCGCGATCTCCGGTCGCAAGCGTGACGATCTCGCCCTCGTTGCGCTCGGACAGCACGGTATCGCACCCGAATGAAGGCGCTCCTTCGACGAACACGTGCCCGATGCCGTCACATCGGACGCACAGCATCCAATCGGGCGGCGTCCGACCGTACGCGGAGCACGCAGGACACGGCTCGTGGATTCCCGGAATCACCGGCGGCCGATCTCATCGTGCCAGCGGAGGAGATATAAGCCTGAATCGGCCACCTCGAGCTCCTCTTCAAGAGGGAGCATGTGGTGCCTCCGACGATCCACGTCCATCTTGAGGTGCACGGGACACAGCTTAGCCTTCTTCCCGGTCAAGGAAGAGGTTTCGCACGGCTTCTCGCAGATGCGACATACGCCGCGCTTGGCTCGATCCGCACAGATCTCGGCCTGCTTCACGCGCCTGTACTCGAGGAACTCCTTCCGTCTGGTCTCTTTGTCCGCTTTCTTTGCCATGGGAATCGGTAGCACAATCCGATGACACTTCACTGCCGCAGCGTCTCGATTTCCCTGATCTTGAGGTGCGTGACGGCAACGGCCAGCGCGGCCCATTCGTCGGCAACCACGCCGTACAGTGGACCCGGTGACTTTTTGTTACCGATTGCGCGCTCCTTGCCTCCGAAGAGGTCGATCAGGGCAGCTCGGATGTTCGCGTCCTTGGCGCGGGCTACCCCACAGAGGTGGAGCTTGACCTCCTGACGGTAGACCAGCGTGTGGCGCAACCCTGCGTGCCATGCCTGGATAAACCGACCGATCCATAGGCACGTCTCGAATACCTCGCGCCCTACCGCCATGCCATAGGACGCGATCATCTCGATCGCCATGTGGTCGCAGCCGTACTGCTCTTGCTGCAGGTATTCCAATGCCGCGGCGTTCGGCAGCGTCACGCGATCGCTGACGCGATGGCCGTCGAACTTCACGAGCGCGCTCTGTGCGTTTCCCGGGTCGACGGCCAGGATCATGGCTGCACCTGACCTTGCTTGGCGCGACGACGGGCGGAGGGCGGAGGGCGGCTCTTTCCGTGAGCCGCATCATAGGCCCTCGAGCGCTCCGTGCACACCTTGCAACCCTCATCGGGCAGCCTCTTCCGTCCGCACGTACCACAGCAACCGTTGGCCCGACGCTGCTGTCGGATCCATTCCAGGTTCAGGCGCCTGAACTCGTGCTCCGACATCGGAGGGTGCCATCCGCATCGCGCGCGAACCTCCGCTGACTTTGTTCTTCGCTTCCCGGTAGCGAAGACCCGGTAACCGTTCTCGTCCTTCGGTTTCTCGGAGATCTCATCCAAATTGCGAGCCCGAGCTCGCGGCGGGTACTTGATGATGGTGCTGATGATGTTCATGCCCGATACATCGGGTAGCACGAACATTGGAGTTTGCTAGCCAGATTTCGACATTGGAGCATCGTTTGGCGTCAGCTCCACGGTGAGCTCTAGTCCATCATCGAGTCTTGCCGGCGCGACCAGGGCAAGCACCCGATAGTGCTTGCTGCGCTCGATTTCGCGCACGCGACCTACGCATCGATGCCTGCCAGCATCGGCGCACTTCTGCTTCATCTCGCGCAGAACTCCTATGGCAGCCTCCTGGTTTCCCTCGACAACTGCCATTCCAATGTCTGGTTCTCCGTGAAGATTCTTGTCGGCTACGACGACCAGCCAGAGCTTCACCGCCACCTCGCGTGGTCGAGTTCCTGCCCGTCCGGGCCGATTACGTGCAGCCGAACCAGCTTGCTGGCCCGCAGCGCGCGCAGCGCCATGCGGATCGTCATCCAGGTCCCGCCGACCGGCTGTGGTTGAGACTCGCGCGGCGTCGCGATCATGACGCCGCTCGCGTCAACGATGGCCTGGTTGCGGATCGCATACGGGGCCGGCGCCCGGAGGATGCTGAGATCCGTCGCACGCCGTGACATGAACGACGTAACGGTCGGAGGGTGGCCGATGACGTCGAAGCCCATACTGTCGCACTTCTCTGCAAATTCCTCGTCGGATCCAATGCAACACCCGTGGTGGACCACGATCGTCTCCTGGAACGTATCGTCGATCTGGCGGAGCAAGTCGAACGTAACGATCTTCTGCGCCGCGGTCATCCCGCGCCGCGTGCCGGTGAACCCGACCTCCATGGTCATCGGCACACCACCTTCGCTGTCGGCAGCGTGGAGATCGGCTGCAGCCACGAGCGCCAGCGCGGAATACGCGGAAGGCGCACGACGATGGTCCAGCTCCAGTTGCTGGAGAACCAGAGCAGCGGCCGGCGCGGAATGCCGAGGCTGCGTCCGTATACGGCGGCGCTCACGATGCGGCCTCCCCGGCACGGCGCAGAAACTCGAACCGTCGGACACCATCGACGTCGCGCTCAAGGAACACGCTCAGCAGGCGCGACCAGGGCATGGATGCCAACTCGCCAGATGCTTCCAATGTATCCCCAGAGATCGGACACGGCACGTACAGAACGATCGGCTCGCGCGTGGCTTCATCGACGGCGAAGCCAACGACCTGGTACGTGCGGCCCTTACGGTGATGCCAATGGTCGCCGCAGCGGACCCCGGAATCGCGGATCCTGCGCTCCGCCTCGACACGCGGATCGTCGCTCATGGCGCCTCCGCCGCGGCCCGCTCGGCGGGGAACTCGAGGCCGCCCAGGCCCGTAACGACCTCGTCCTTCGTGGTCCAACCGGGGAGGCCGAGCATGCGCAGCGCGTTGCAGAGCTCGCAGGCAGCGTCGCCACTGACCTCCGACGAGAACGCGTCTGGAGAGGTGCAGATGCAGAGCTGGCCGGCGTCGTCTACGCTCGCGACGATCAGCGCGATCAGATCGCGGAGCGCTGCCCTGATCTTGCCGTGCTCGGTCAGACGGCGCCGGCGCCCGGTCTCGATGCGCTCCTTGCGCTGCGTGTTCCAGTCGGAATCCTTCTGAGCATCGTACGCCGCCATGAAGCGCTCGCGCTGCGCCGGCGGCAGCTTGTAGAAGTCGGCCATGAGCTCGGCCTTGGCCCGGCCGATGCGGCGGACCTCCGAGCTCTCCACGTTCGAGTAGGTCGAGGTGGCGACGCCGATGGCCTCCGCGACCTCGCGATGCTTCCGGCGCTGCTTTAGCCGAAGATTCTTCACGATTTTGTTGAACGGCAGGTCTGACATCGTCGATGTATTCTGCATAGTTTAGTGTTTCAGGCAACAAGATCGCGAACACCTTAATTATCGCACATGTTGACGAACGCATTGTGATTCCCGATTCGATGACAACCACATCTCCGGTTGCCTATCGTGACTTTTCTTCGCATTTCCACGAGAATTACCATTTTGAGCCGGTTTCAAGAACCGCGGAGGCCGGCGGAATCACTCTGGGAATCGGGTTTTCATTAACCTTCTTCTTTCCCTCTGATTCTTTTCTCTCTCCCCTCCCGACCCTCTCCCCGCGAAGCGGGGAGAGAGGGGAGGGATCTGAGGGGAGAAGAGAAGAGGGGGTAACTCTCGCAAGGAGAATTACCGTGGAGAGTGTAGTTTTTTGAGACAGCTTTGAAATGCGGTCTAGATTGAGATAGGCTGCGTTTTGGACGAATCCCGCTGTCACGAGCCGACCGTGGTGCCAAAACGCCGTACACATGGCTTCTGACGCGATTCTGAGGGTCCCAGGAGGTTCCTAGGATCCAGTTTTTGTCGGACGGGTGCCTACGG